GCAAAGGCACGAAGACAAGCACTCAAGAAGCGTCTCCAACACGGGGACGCTTCTTCTTTTTTATAAATAACTAAAAAGTCTTTTTAGAAAAATGAGAGATCAAGAAATTATCGGTCTTTATGAGGCTTATGCTTCAATTTATGCTCAAGAAGAAGTAGAGCAACTTGATGAAGCAAGTCCCATTTATAGTAGAGGTGGTGAGCAAAGAAGAACTCAAACTCCAAGACAAATTGGTGTAAAAAGTGCTCCACATAACATTCCAAAGGGTGGAACCACTATTAGTGATAGAGACCCAGAAGGAAAAAGATTATTTACTGGGGACCAAGATAGGGGAAAGGGTAGTAAAGCAGCAAAAAGAGCAGCAGCACTTAAAAAAGAAGAAATAGATATTCAAGACATTATTCCCTCACACTCACTTGATGAGGCAGAAGGTTCTTATGGACAAACTCCAAAAGCAACTGCTGCTTATGGGAAACTTGCTAATAAGAGAAGAGAAACTCCCGCAAGTGGATTTGCAAAAAGAGGTGATAAAACTAAACAAGTAACATCTGCCGAAAAACACCACTACAGAACTCTTAATCCTGATGCAGGAAATAGAGGTAAGAAATCAACCAAACCTTCTGCCTGGTCTGGTAAAAGAAGTGGAATGACCCAAAAGGATAGAGATGAGGCAAGAGGTGGTGATGAATACGGACATACTGGATATGATCCAGATTGGCATGGTGGTCCAAGTGCTCCTGGTGGAAAACCAAAAGGTAAGAAACTTGAGAGACAGAAGAAAACTGGTGTAAGTGCTGAAAGTTTTGACCTCTTTGACTACATCCTTGAGCATTTAGTTGCTGAAGGTTATGCTGATACGAATAAGGCAGCAATTGCTATTATGGCAAATATGAGTGAGGATTGGAGAGAGAGTATTATGGAAGGATTGGGTGGTGCTAAGGACCAAGGAGACTATTGGAAAAGGGAAGAAGAAAGAAATGAAAGAACTGATGATGAATTGAAAAAAATTAAAAAAAGACAAAATCAAAGACAAAAAGAACAACAAGCACAGGAGTTTCTCAAAAAGCATCCAAAGAAGTGAGACCACTTTCTAAACTGTCCATCGGGGGGTCACAAGACCTCCTTTTTTTGTATAAACTTGTATAAATAATAGTGTGGAGTAAAAAGAGTGTGCCCTAATGAGAAATACTTATTATACCTATGCCTGGTTGAGAGAGGATATGACCCCTTATTATGTGGGTAAAGGTATTCGTAATAGGGCATATTGTCCCCATAGAAGAGGTGATACTTATATTTCTCCCCCACCAAAAGATAGAGTGCTTTTCTTGAAGAAAAATCTAACCGAGTTTGATGCCTATAAGCACGAAAATTATATTATTTCTATTCTTGGGATAAAAAGTGAAGGTGGTATATTAATCAATATGTCTTATGGAGGTGAAGGAAGTTCTGGTAGAAAGGCAACAGAATACTGTATCCAAAGAAGTAAAGAAGCAAATTTGGGCAAAACTCTTACGGAAGAGCATAAGAAAAAAGTTTCACAGCAAGTGTCTCAAAGAAGATGGTGGAATAATGGCGAAGTAGATAAACATACTATTGAGTGTCCTGGTGATGGGTGGATATTGGGACGCCTCTATTCTAAAAATAGGCAGATTACGGATGAGTTTAGAAAAAAATGTAGTCAGGTACATATTGGAAAAAATGTTAGTAATGAAACCCGCCAAAAAATAGGCAATTCAAAAAGGGGAAAAAAACTTACAGATGAGCATAAGAAAAAAATAAGACAAGCAACTAAAAAATTAGGTCTTATTCCACCTTCTGCGGCAGGGAAAAAATGGTGGACAAATGGAGTGTCTCAAAAATTATGTTTTGAGTGTCCTGGTGATGGGTGGGTAAGAGGTAGGGTCCAGTTTAAAAAGTGTCCTAGTAGCGATGCGTAAGTCGTTAGGTTGGATTATGATACTCGCATATCGCACAAATCTCAATGACCGTTAAGTTTGAAGTTAAAGGGTCTCTTGCTCGTCTTCTTGCGACAGAGGACCTTGTGGTTGAGCACAAGAAGGTGGAGACCGCTTGTTTTAATGTCCACACTCGTGTTCTTACGCTTCCTATGTGGGAAAAGGCAAGTGATAATATCTATACGATGCTCGTTTTACACGAAATTAGCCACGCACTTTGGACCCCTAATTTTGATTGGACTAAAGATGTTAAAGTTCCCCCGCAATTTGTAAATATTGTAGAAGACGCCCGTATTGAAAAACTTTGTAAAAGGAAGTATCCAGGTTCTCCTAAAAGTTTTTATGCTGGTTATAAGGAACTTGCCGATGATGACTTTTTCCAAATCAAAGATGATAATCTGGAAACTTATAATCTTGCCGACCGTGCAAACATTTGGTTTAAGATTGGAAACTTTGTTGATGTGCCGATTGAGCGTGGTGAAGAGACTGATATTATCAATCTGATTGCTGATGCTGAAACTTTTGCTGATGTGTTGATTGCATCAGAGGCACTGTATAAGTATTGCAAGCAAAAGCAGCAGGAAGAAGTTAAAATTAATCTTGATAATCTGGAATCGCAGGATAGTGGTGCAGATAATCAACCTGCTTCAGATTTCAGTGACCAGCAGCAGGGTGAAAATGACCAACCCGAATCTGGTGGTTCTGCTTCTGGTGAAACCACCCCAGAAATGGGTGATTCCACTCAAAAATTGGGTGGTGAAAAGAATGAAGACCCTGAAGTGAAAACGATGGAGTCTCTGGAAGAAGCACTTAAAGATCTTGTTAATAACGATGGATATGAGAATGTCTATCTGGAAATTCCTCAACTTGACCTGAAAAAGATTATTGTTTCCAACGCAGAGATTCATACAAAATGTAAAGAAAATTGGGATGCTTTTATTCGAGAACGCGATTATAAGCACGAAGATGTTTTTGGTGAAGTTGATAAGCAGTTTGTAGAATTCAAGCGTTCTGCACAAAAGGAAGTCAATTATCTTGTGAAAGAGTTTGAGTGTCGTAAGGCAGCAGATTCCTATGCCCGTGCCACAACTGCTCGCACTGGTGTTTTGGATTGCTCCAAACTTCATACTTACAAATACAATGAGGACCTCTTCAAAAAGGTCACTACTCTTGCTACCGGTAAGAATCACGGTCTAGTATTCGTTCTGGACTGGTCTGGTTCGATGGGTGAGGTAATGTTGGATACTGTTAAACAACTCTTCAATCTTGTTTGGTTTTGTAAGAAAGTTGCAATTCCTTTTGATGTTTATGCTTTCACGACCGATTATCCTTTGGTGACTTATGACCAAAATGGTAGGGCAAATATGCGCGAACTTGCCTATCAAAAGAAAGATGGGATGATTCAGGTTGGTGAGTGGTTTTCTATGATGAATCTTCTCACCAGTAAAGTGAATGGTAAGACTCTAGAAAATCAAATGAAGAATATTTTCCGTATTGCAACTTCTTTTGGTCGGCATTTCTATCAGTCATATCCCACTCCTCTCGGTATGAGTCTTTCCGGAACTCCTCTCAATGAATCAATGATTGCCCTTCATCAGATTCTTCCCAAGTTCCAGAAAGAAAATAAACTTCAAAAAGTTCAGTGTGTGATTTTGACTGATGGTGAATCGTGTGGTATTAAGTATCATCGTGAAGTGCATCGTCATTGGGAAGATGGTCCTTATCTGGGCACTTCTCATATCGGCACTAATTCATTCTTGCGTGACCGTAAAACTGGAAACACCTATTCTTTGGACTGTGAATGGCATCAAATGACTGATGTTTTCCTTCGTAATTTGAGGGACAAGTTTGCCGATATTAACTTTATTGGTGTTCGTGTTCTTGAATCTGGTGATGCTGGTTCTTTTATTCGTCGTTACTGTGGTTATTATGGTCCGGATTATGATAAGGTGATGGGTTCTTGGAGGAAGGAAAAAGCATTTTCGATTAAAAAGTCTGGGTATCATACTTACTTTGGACTTTCTGCGAATGCACTTGCACAAGATTCTGAGTTTGCTGTTTCTGAAGATGCTTCTAAATCGCAGATTAAAAACGCTTTTGTCAAGAGTTTGAAATCCAAAAAAATGAACAAGCGTATTCTTGGGGAGTTTGTGGAACTCATTGCTTGAATAAATACTCAAAAAGTGTTTATTCAAAATGAATTTTCAGGAAGAACTTCTTGATGAAAGAACTCTGATGAGTAGAAAACCTTCCAGGAAATCTGGCACTATGCCTATTCCTGGATCTGAAGGTGCTGCAAGAAAAGATGTTTCCCGCGCTGGATTTAGAAAAAGAGGTCCTATTCAAGATCCTAAAGTAGAAAAAAGTGGGACTGATGTTCCTGTGTGGGTAAGAACTCATAAGTCACCTGCAGATTATGCTGCTCATACCGCAAGGAAAAAGTATAGGGAGGGTGAAAAACCAGAAACTAAAGAATTAAGAAAGCAATTTCAACAGACTGGGGCTACAAAAGACAGTGAAGTTCACGACATTACTGTAGGTTCTCCAAAATCTAAAGTGAAGGATCCTGGTCAAAGGGCTCGTCAATTTGTTAAATCTCTTAAAGACGTTAAGGATAATGTGAAAAACCGTAAAGGTGTTGCAACAAATACTCCTACAGCAATTTCTTCTTCTGGTAAGAAAAAGCAAAGGAGTGATGAGGAGGGTGCAGAGCAGAGAGGTAGAATTTATAAAAAATTGGGTATGGGAGAAAGAAATCCAAAAACAGGAGTGCAAATGGCAAAACTTGGAGAGGGTAAAACTTTTTCTCAATTTATGCTGGAATGCTATTCATTAACTTAGGACACTTTCCAAACTGTCACAGGGGGCACTCCACCGCCCCCTTTTTTCTTGTATAATAACTTCAGTTAAACAAAACCACCTAACTACATTATGTCTCGCAAGTCTTCTGTGAACGACCAAGCACTTATTGCAAGCATTCAAGAACTGTATGGTTCCGAAATCACTTCCGGTGACCTGAAAGGTTTTTGTGCCTCTCGTGGTCTCAACTATCAAACCGTGACTCGTCGTCTTGAGAGTTACAAGACTGCTCGTGGTCGTTGGAATCTGGAAGTGACTCAAGAGCGTGTGGAAGAGATTGAGCGTTCTTTTAGTGCCCCTGCTGTGCTTCCTGCTGCTGAACAAAACCTTATTCCTGATAAAGATGATACCTTCGTCAAGTTTGGTAACTTTAACGATATTAAGAAAATTATTCAATCCCGTCTTTTTTATCCTACGTTCATTACGGGTCTTTCGGGTAATGGTAAAACGTTCAGTGTGGAGCAAGTTTGCGCTCAACTGAAGCGTGAATTGATTCGTGTCAATATCACCATTGAGACCGATGAGGATGACCTGATTGGTGGTTTCCGTCTGGTGAATGGCGAAACTGCTTGGCATAATGGTCCTGTGATTGAAGCACTGGAGCGTGGTGCGATTCTTCTTCTCGATGAGATTGACCTTGCTTCCAACAAGATTCTGTGCCTGCAATCTGTCCTGGAAGGTAAGGGTGTTTTCCTGAAGAAGATTGGTCGTTTCGTGAAACCTGCCGATGGTTTCAACGTTGTTGCTACTGCCAATACCAAAGGTAAGGGTAGTGATGATGGTCGTTTCATCGGCACCAACGTGCTCAACGAAGCATTCCTTGAGCGTTTCCCTGTGACCTTTGAGCAGTCTTATCCTGCTCCTGCAACCGAACAGAAGATTCTGGAAGGCATCGCTCTGGACCTTGGAGTGGAAGACCGTGACTTCTGCAAGCGGTTGGTTGATTGGGCGGATGTGATCCGTAAAACTTTCTACGATGGTGGTATTGAGGAAATCATCAGCACCCGCCGCCTGGTTCATATTATTCGTGCTTATAGTATCTTCAACGATAAGGCAAAAGCACTTCAAGTTTGTATCAATCGTTTTGATGATGAGACCAAGCAATCGTTCTTGGAACTTTATGACAAGATTGATGTTAATTTTGAACTTCCGAAAGAAGAAAAACCCAAACTTGAATTGACTATTGAGGGTGGTCACGAAATTTCTTTCTGATAGTGCTTTTTTCTGAAAAGTGTTATTCGTATAAATAGTAATAGCACTTTTCAGTTTATTATGTCTTATTCAAAAGAACAAAAAAATGAATATAATAAAAAATATCGTCAAAAAATGACGGATGAGCAAAAAGAAGCAAAACGTCTTGCTGATAGAGAATATTATTATAAAAATAAGGAAAAAGTTGATGATCGCAATATGCGTTATTATCAGGAAAACAAAGAAAAACTGAAGGAGAAAAGAGTTCCTTATTTTAATAATAGACGAAACATCTTAAAGGAAGAAGCAAAACAAAAACTTGGTGGAAAATGTGTATGGTGCGAAACAACTGAAAATCTTGAGTTTGACCATATAGACCCCGCACAAAAACAATTTACTATAAGTGCTTTTCCTTGCTCTCTTGACTTATGGTGGAAAGAAGTTGAAAAATGCCGTCTTTTATGTAAAACTTGTCACAAAAAACATAGTGATGCTGAAATGGCAGCAAAGCATCTTTATTGGAAAAATCTTTCTTTTGAGGAACGACAAAAACTTATCCAGCAACAACTTGACTATCCCGCCCAATCCTGATATAATTGGGGGAGGTAAAACTATGACCTCCCCCTTTTATTATGGACGAGCATCCCTATCCAATGAATCAATTTACGCTTTCTATGAATGATCACAGTGGAACGATCAACCTTACAAAAACTCCTGTAGATATGAATGAAAAAAAGAATCATCTCTGGAAATATAATGAAGATAAAATCCTTAAAGATGTTGAGGACTATGTGACTAGCACTTATGGCAGTCATTATTGTGGTCATAACCAAGACTACAAAGATATTCAAACTATTGATTTGATGGCAGCAAAAGACCTTGCCCCAGAATTTTGCCAAGCAAATATTTTGAAGTATGGTAGTCGTTATGGTGATAAAGATGGTCGCAACAAGCGTGACTTGATGAAAGTCATTCATTATGCTATGCTACTTCTCCATTTCGATGGTCACTATTCTCGTCAGGATAATGGTCTCACCGAATTCCGCTGATTATGAAACTCAAACCCCAAACTATGAAACTTTCTGACAACACTCTTGCTCTTCTCAAAAACTTTGCTGGCATTAACAACTCCATTCTTGTAAAACAGGGTAATCGTCTTCGCACAATTTCCGTTGCAAAGAATATTCTTGCTGAAGCAGATATTACTGAAGAGTTTCCCCGTGACTTTGCAATTTATGACCTTAACCAGTTTCTGAATGGTTTGAGTCTTCATCAGGACCCAGACCTTGATTTTGCCGAAGATTCGCATATCACTATTCGTGAAGGTAAGCGTCGTGTGAAGTATTTCTTTGCCGACCCGAATGTCATTATTTCTCCTCCTGAAAAAGAAATTCAACTTCCTTCTAAAGATGTTTGTTTCCAACTTGAGAGTGTAACTCTGGAAAAACTTCTGAAGGCAGCGGCAGTTTATCAACTTCCTGACCTGTCGGCAGTGGGTGATGCTGGTGTGATTCGTCTGGTGGTTCGTGATAAGAAGAATGACACTTCTAACGAATATTCCATTGTGGTTGGTGAAACTGATAAGGAATTTACTTTCAACTTCAAGGTGGAAAACATCAAGATTATTCCTGGTGCTTATGACGTAGTTGTGTCGCAAAAACTTCTGTCACAGTTCACGAATCCCAAGTATAATCTTTCTTACTGGATTGCTTTGGAACCCGATTCAACTTTTGCATAATGGAATTTCTACTTTATTTGACGCCCATCAGTCAGGAACTGGTGAGTAAAATTATGATGAAAAATTATAGAGTTCTAGAAAACTCTGCATATTGTAGGAATAAAGAAATTTTCGGTGGGATAGATGGTCCTCGATTCGTAATTTGTACGAATAATATCAAAAATAGTATCAGTCCTGTAAATCATTATGTAAATGAAACTGTTTATCACGAAGCAGTTCACGTTGCTCAAGCGTGTAAGAAAGGACCCCTTAAAATTGCTGATGCAACATTAAATCAATATAAACTTAACGATGTTGTTCGCTCTGTTAAGGTAAGTAAAAATTCTTATCCAGTTTATGAAACTGAAGCATACTATCTGGAAGATAAACCGGAAAGGGTGCTATACTACGTAAACAAGTATTGCTTCTGATGAATATATTCGTCACTAATCAATTTCCTGCAGAGTCTGCAATTTGTCTTCCAGACAAATTAGTAGTGAAAATGCCAGTCGAAGCCTGTCAAATTCTTTCTATTGTGGCATCCGAAAAATGGGGTCATAATTATGGACCACTTCATAAGAAAGATGGAAATCCTTATGCTACAGAAAAGGGTGCTTTTAGAAATCATCCTTGCACTCAATGGGCAGCAAAAACAGTTGATAATGCTTATTGGTTGATTAAGTGGGGATTGAATCTTTGTGATGAATACACATTGAGATATAATAAAACTCATTCGTGCCAGAATACTCTAATTGAAGCATACTATTTGTTTCCTAAAGGCAAACTTAATAAAGTAACACCATTTGCAAGGGCAATGCCAGATGAGTATAAACTTGACACAAGCATTGATACTTTTACTGCTTACAAGATGTATATCGCATCCAAACCTTGGGTTGCATCTAATTATCTTCGTATGCCAGAAAGAAAACCAGAATGGGTGAATTAAATTATGAAAGAGATTGAAATTTTGAATGAAATTTTAACTGAAATTAACAACATTCAGGAAGAATATAAGCAAATAATGTATTATTATGTTTATGTAATTTTCTTTCCAAATGGTAATTTTTACATAGGGTCTCGTCAGTGTGACTGCAAACCAGATGAAGATAAAAAATACACTGGTTCTTATACAGATAAAACTAATGGTGATGGTAAGAAGGTCATTTTAAAAATTTTTTCTAATGAAAATGAAATGATTTTTTATGAGACAAATTTAATTCAAAAATTTAAATTACACTTAAATTGTATTAATATAAATTCGTCCCCAAGAGTTTGTGGTAATAATAAGTTAAATAGTAAAGTTTTTAAAACAACCGATTTAATGCAGATTTATGGATATACAAGTCCAACAACACTTTCCAATTGGTGTATAATTGCCGAAATTAATAGATTTAGGCAAGGAAAATACTTTTATGTGAGTAATGAAGATAAACTAAAACTTGATGAGGTATCCAATTTTATTAAATCTGGATATACTTATGAGGATTATCTTAAATCTAAAGGTAAAACAAAAGAAGAAATTAAAGGCATTGTTTCAAAAGTTAAGGGTGTGAATTAAATTATGTCAAGTGAATTCCTCCTGACGGAAAAATATCGCCCTCAAGTGATTGAGGACTGTATTCTTCCTGATGAAATTAAAAAAACATTTAAGGAGTTTGTGGAAAAAGGGGAGATTCCAAATCTCCTTCTTTCCGGACCTCCTGGTATTGGTAAAACCACGATTGCAAAAGCACTGTGTAATGAGTTAGGGGCAGACTATTATGTCATCAATGGATCCGACGAAGGGCGTTTCTTGGATACTGTACGGAACCAAGCAAAGAACTTCGCTTCGACCGTCTCACTTACGGGATCTTCTAAACACAAAGTCATCATTGTGGATGAAAGTGACAACACAACCGCAGATGTACAACTCCTTCTACGGGCAAATATTGAGACATTTTATAACAACTGCAGATTCATCTTTACCTGCAACTATAAAAACAAAATCATCGAACCTCTTCATTCCCGATGTGCCGTCATTGATTTCACCATCAAGGGCAAACAAAAGGCGCAGTTGGCAGGATCCTTTTTCAAGCGTCTACAAAACATCTTGGATGAGGAAAGGATCGAGTATGATCAAAAAGTTCTTGTTGAAATTATCTCCAAGCACTTCCCAGATTTTCGAAGAGTCCTCAACGAATGTCAAAGGTATGCAACAGGAGGAAAAATTGACGCAGCAATTCTTGCATCCTTCACAGACATTGCAGTAAATGGTCTTATCAAAAATATGAAAGATAAGAATTTTGCTGAAGTTCGTAAATGGGTAGTAGCAAATCTTGATAATGATGCAAATCTCATTTTGCGTCGTCTTTATGACTCTTGCTATGAATCTCTCACACCTTCTACAATTCCTGCAGCAATTCTTATCATTGCAAAATATATGTATCAGGGGTCGTTTGTTGCCGATCAGGAAATCAACCTTCTTGCCGCCCTTACGGAAATAATGGTGGAGTGCGAGTTTCGATGAATCCATTTAAAATCAATAAGTGGGAATTGTATGAATTGCCAGTTAAAACAACTCCTGAAAATGTCCAAGAGGCAAATGAAGGTCTCTTTCGCGCTATAATGAATCTTCCCGATGCTGCCAGGCACTGTGGTATGACGCAGAAAGAAATGAAATTGACTTTTAGAGAATATTTGAAGTATCACCCTATTGATTATGACCAGTCAAAAGAGTCTTAAAACCTGTCTCCGTTATCCTGGTGGCAAATCCCGTGCTTGTGAAAAGATGGGACCTTATTTTCCAGACCTTCGCAATTATGATGAGTTTCGTGAACCATTTCTTGGTGGTGGAAGCGTTGCGATTTATATCACCAAGAAATATCCCAACCTAGATATATGGGTCAATGACCTTTACGAACCTCTTGTAAATTTCTGGCAGCAACTCCAGATGTTTGGATATGATTTAAAAAGCGAACTTGTAGATTTAAAAACGGCAAATAATACCCCAGAACTAGCAAGAGAGTTATTTACTAGATCAAAGGAGCATATCAATGATGAGTCTGAATCGAACTTTAATCGTGCTGTCGCTTTCTATATTGTTAATAAATGTTCTTTTAGTGGTCTTACCGAAAGTTCATCTTTTTCAGAGCAAGCAAGTAACTCCAATTTCTCCCTGCGAGGAATCTATAAACTGCCCGAATATTCCAAGTTAATTGCTCACTGGCGCATAACTAATTACTCTTACGATTATCTGATGGATGGAAACAAAGGTGCTTTTATGTATCTCGATCCTCCTTATGATATTAAGGATAATCTCTATGGGAGAAAGGGATCAATGCATAAAGGATTCGATCACGATAAGTTTGCTGCTGATTGCGACTCTAACAATATGGATCAGTTGATTAGTTATAATTCTGACCAACTTGTAAAAGATAGGTTTAAGGACTGGAACGCTGCCGAGTTTGATTTGACTTATACGATGCGTTCTGTGGGTGAATATATGCGTGAACAAAAACAAAGAAAAGAACTATTGCTTTTTAATTATGGAATTGAAGGACTGGTTAAACTCGATCAATCAAACGAAGCAGAATCTAATTGATGAAGATCCTTCACTTGAGAAGGAATATGCCCCCTATATCATCAATCGTTGCTTTTCTGGGCATATTGATTGCATTATGTTTGCGAATGAAATGAATCGCTATCATTTTCTTCCGAAGAAGATGCAGTATGACTTTTTTATAAATAGTCTGAGGAAAAAGAAGAGATTTTCTCCCTGGCTCCGACAAGACAAAATCCAAGATCTTGATTATGTCAAACAATATTATGGTTTTAATAATGAAAAGGCAAAACAGGCTTTGAGGATTCTTACTAAAGAACAACTTACTTTTATAAAATCGAAATTTGAAACTGGAGGAAAAAAATGAGTGTCGTTCAAGAACCTGTAGTAAACTGGACGCCTAATATGATGATTGAAGTTTTGCTGAATGAACCTGATGATTTTCTTAAGGTTCGTGAAACTTTGACTCGTATCGGAGTTGCATCAAGAAAGGAGAAAAAACTTTATCAATCTTGCCATATTCTTCATAAGCAAGGTAGATATTATCTCGTTCATTTTAAGGAATTGTTTGCTCTGGATGGCAAACATGCAAATCTTACCGTGAATGATGTTCAGCGTCGTAATCGAATTGTGCAACTTATTGCTGATTGGGGATTGGTTACAATTGTAAATGCCCAACAAGTGCAAGATATTGCACCACTCAATCAAATCAAAGTTCTTGCTTACAAGGACAAAGGAGATTGGATTCTGGAGACCAAATATAATATTGGTGCCAAGAAAAAGCGCACAGAAGAGGAAACCGAATAAAAAAGTGGGGATAACAACACTCCCCATTTTTTATGTTTCAAATATATAATAATGATGTTGCCTTCGGGGACATTATTAACTTACAGACGCTTTAAGGAGGTCTATTATGTTTGGAACAAGTTCTCTTACTCTAACAGTACCAGAAACTGCAAAATATCTAATGGATATTCGGAGAAATAGTATTGGGATGGATGAGTGGTTTAAAAGGTTTGATACGGCGTTTGAGACGCACACAAATTATCCCCCATATAATCTAATTAAAGAAAGCAGTGTTGATTTTAGATTGGAAATTGCACTTGCTGGATATAAAAAAGAAGATATTGAAGTCACTACGGAATGGAATAAACTTTTTGTTGAAGCAAAAAAAACTGGCGATTCTGTTGATGAATATCTACATCAGGGATTGGCAAAGAGGGCATTCACACGCACTTGGACTCTATCCGACGATGTGGAAGTCAAAGATGTTTCATATATTGATGGATTACTTACCGTCAAACTAAATAGAGTTATTCCGGAGCATCAGAAGAGAAAGGTATATGAAATCTTTTCAGAAGTTCATGCAAGAGACCAAAACGATCTCTTATCCGATGGCTCAAGCACACACGGTGATTGATCCAAAAACTCATAAAAAACAAAGAGTTCCAAAGGGAAAGGCAGTTCCATTTAATCCTGGAGGAGGTGGGCGTGGATGTGAAGAAGAATAAATATTAGGTATCGTCGCCGCAGGGGAGCAACTGGCAAAATCCAGTTGACGCTCCCCCATTTTTTTGCTATAATGAGTTGAAGGAGAAGGATAAAAATGTCAATCAAACTTGCGCTATTAAAATCTGGAGAGACGGTTATTTCCGATCTTAAGGAAATTGTTTCTGATGAAAAACCTTGTGGATACATCTTTAATAAACCATATAAGGTTCTTACGGAAAGGTCCATTCTTTTGACGGAAGAAGTAGATTATGATGCAAAAATTCAAGTATCTTTGTCTGCTTGGATACTTCTTACGCAGGATGACCAGATTTTAGTTCCGTTAGATTGGGTTGTGACGATCGTAGAACCACTTAATTCAGTTAAAGATCTTTATGAGGAAAGAGTAAATGGAAAAAACAGTTAAATGTCTTTTGTTGAAGGTTGATAACGTAATTGTTACGGAGATTATTGAGGTTGGATCTGAATTGGGTGAACCAGATTGTAAACTTATTAATCCATATCGTATTGATGCTGAAGGAAATTTGACACCTTGGCCAGATGTAACTGACCAAAGAGAAATGATGATTCATTCTGATAGTATTCTTACAATTGTAGATCCAAAAGAAGAAATTATTGAAAAGTATCTTGAATTAACTGCCTGATGTCGCTTCGATTTTACACAAACGTTCAAATGGTCGGGGATCACTTCTTGGTTCGTGGTTATGAAAATGGTAAACATTTCATGACTCGGGAGAAGTTTTACCCGACTCTTTTTGTCCCTTCAAAAAAGAAAACTAAATATCAAACCTTAACAGGGGAGCATGTAGAAGAAATCAATCCCGGATCCGTGAGGGAATGTCGTGAGTTTGTTAAAAAATACGATGGTGTAGAGAACTTTAACATTTATGGAAATACAGGATACATTTATCAGTATATTTCTGAAATGTATTCTGAAGAGGAAATCAAGTTTGACATCAACAAAATTAAATTAACTACCCTTGATATTGAGGTTGCATCGGAAAATGGATTTCCTGATGTAGAATCTGCTGCCGAAGAAGTTCTTTTGATTACAATTCAAGATTATGCTTCAAAGCAAATACGCACTTGGGGTGTTGGTCCTTTTGAAAACAAGCAAAAGAATGTGATGTATAAATCTTTTGCAACTGAAAGAGACCTATTAAACGATTTTATTGCTTGGTGGATGACGGAAGACAATACGCCAGAAGTTGTAACTGGTTGGAATATTGAGTTATATGATATTCCATATCTTGTTCGTCGCCTTGATAGAATTCTTGGTGAAAAGTTAATGAAAAGAATGTCTCCATGGGGACTTGTAACTGAAAGTGAAATTTATATTGCTGGACGTAAGCATATTTCCTATGATGTCGGTGGTATTACTCAACTTGACTATCTGAATCTTTATAAGAAGTTTACTTATAAAGCACAGGAATCTTATCGTCTAGATTATATTGCTAATGTTGAACTTGGTCAGAAAAAATTAGATCACTCTGAATTTGATACTTTTAAAGATTTTTACACTAAAGGGTGGCAGAAATTTGTAGAATACAACATTATCGACGTGGAACTTGTTGACCGAATGGAAGACAAGATGAAACTAATCGAACTTGCAATTACAATGGCATATGACGCTAAAGCAAACTATGCTGATGTTTTTTCTCAAGTTAGAATGTGGGATACAATTATCTACAACTATCTGAAAAAGCGGGATATTGTTATCCCCCCCAAAGAACGTTCTGATAAAGATTCAAAGTATGCTGGTGCTTATGTTAAGGAACCTATTCCAGGAATGTATGACTGGGTGGTGAGTTTTGACTTGAATAGTCTATATCCACATTTGATTATGCAATTCAATGTGAGTCCCGAAACTCTTATTGATGATAGGCACCCAACAGTGACTGTTGATAAAATTCTTAATCAAGAATTAACATTTGAACTTTATAAGGATTATGCAGTCTGTGCTAATGGTGCAATGTATCGCAAAGATGTTCGTGGGTTTCTTCCAGAATTGATGGAGAAAATCTATGAGGACCGCACCATCTATAAAAAGAAAATGCTTTTGGCAAAGCAACAGTATGAAAAAACTCCAACAAAAGAACTGGAAAAGGAGATTGCAAGGTGTAATAACATTCAAATGGCAAGGAAGATTCAACTTAATAGTGCTTATGGTGCTATTGGTAATCAGTACTTCCGTTATTATAAACTAGCAAACGCTGAAGCAATTACACTTTCTGGGCAAGTTGCAATTCGTTGGATTGAAAATAAACTTAATAAGTATTTGAATAAAGTTCTGAAAACTGAAGAGGTGGATTATGTTATTGCTTCTGATACTGACTCTGTTTATCTTAATATGGGTCCTTTGGTTGAGACTGTATACAAGGGAAGAGAGAAAACTACTGAAGGCATTGTTTCATTCCTTGATAAGATCTGTAAAGTGGAACTTGAAAAGTATATTGAAGGTTGCTACCAAGAACTGGCTCAGTATGTAAATGCTTACGACCAGAAGATGCAGATGAAGCGTGAGAACATTGCTGAACGTGGAATCTGGACTGCTAAAAAGCGTTATATTCTTAATGTCTGGGATAGTGAAGGTGTTCGTTATGAAGAACCTAAACTGAAGATGATGGGCATTGAGGCAGTTAAATCTTCTACACCTGCACCTTGTCGTCAGATGATTAAGGATGGACTTAAGTTGATGATGAGTGGAACTGAAGGGGAGGTGATTGAGTTTATTGATAAGTGTCGTAATGTCTTCAAAAAACTTCCACCAGAACAAATTGCATTTCCAAGAACTGCTTCTGATGTTCGTAAGTATTATTCCCATTCAACGATTTACGCTTCAAAAACTCCCATTCATATTCGTGGGGCACTTCTTTTTAATCATTATATAAAGGAAAAGAAATTGACCCACAAATATTCATTGATTGCCAATGGTGAAAAAGTTAAGTTTATTTTCTTGAAAAAACCTAATATTATTCAGGAAAATGTAATAGCATTCATTCAAGATTTTCCCAAAGAACTTGGTCTTGACAAATACATAGACTATGACCTACAATTTGAAAAGAGTTTTATTGACCCTCTTAAGTCCATTCTCGATTCAATTGGGTGGAAAGTAGAAAAAACAACAAGTCTTGATTCATTTTTTATCTAATGAATTTACCGATTACTGAACTAGAATTTAAAAAAATTCTAGAATTGCTTAAAAAAACTGATGAAAAGCAGTTGTATAATAAATTGTGGACCTTTAATTTTAACAGGAACAAATAACTATGGACTTTCTTAAAGATATTGTAAAAGAAATCGGAGGCGACTATACACAACTTGCTTCTGATATTGAAGAAAAGGAAACTTATGTTGATACGGGTTCATACATTTTTAATGCACTGGTTTCAGGCAGCATTTTTGGTGGTGTCTCTGGGAATAAGATTACTGCTATTGCTGGAGAGTCTTCTACTGGAAAGACTTTTTTCTCTCTCGCCGTTGTTAAGAACTTTCTTAATTCTAATCCCAATGGTTACTGTCTCTACTTTGACACTGAGGCTGCTATCACTAAATCTCTATTAGAATCTCGTGGAATTGATACTTCTCGTCTTGTGGTTGTTAATGTCGTTACTGTAGAAGAGTTTCGTGGAAAGGCACTCAAGGCAGTAGATTTGTATATGAAAAAACCCGAAGGAGAGCGTAATCCTTGCATGTTTGTGCTAGACTCTTTAGGGATGCTTTCTACGAGTAAGGAGATTAATGATGCTCTAAATGATAAAGAAACCAGAGACATGACCAAATCTCAACTTATCAAAGGTGCATTCCGTATGCTTACTTTGAAATTGGGTCAAGCAAATATTCCAATGATTGTGACAAATCATACATACGATGTTATCGGTGCCTATGTTCCAACAAAAGAAATGGGAGGTGGTAGTGGACTTAAGTATGCCGCTTCTACCATCATTCATCTCTCGAAGAAAAAGGAAAAGGATGGTACAGAAATCATTGGAAACATTATTAAGTGTAAAACTGCTAAATCCCGCTTAAGTAAAGAAAACCAAGATGTTGAAGTTCGTCTCTATTATGATGAGAGAGGACTTGACAGATATTATGGTCTTCTTGAACTTGGAGAACTTGGTGAAATTTGGAAGAATGTTGCTGGTCGTTATGAAATGGATGGTAAAAAACTCTATGCAAAAGAAATATTGAAAAGTCCTGAGAAGTATTTCACTCCGGAAGTAATGCAGGCACTTGATGAAATTGCAAGAAAACAATTTAGTTATGGAACGAATTGAGACCACAATTCTCAGAAATCTAGTATTCAATGAAGACTACTCACGCAAAGTTATTCCTTTCATACAACCAGATTATTTTGAGAAAAAGACCGAAAAGGTCATTTTTGAAGAGGTTGTCCAATTTATTGTTAAGTATGGTTCAGCAATCACCATTGAAGCACTCAGCATTGAAATAGAAAATCGTACAGACCTAACAGAAGAGCAGATAAAAGAAGTAAGAGAAATTAATAAATCTCTAAATGATGCTCCTGTAGAAAAACAATGGTTACTTGATACTACTGAAAAGTGGTGTCGTGACCGTGCGATTTATCTGGCACTTATGGAGTCAATTCATATTGCCGATGGAAATAATGAAAAAAAGAATCGGGACGCCATTCCTAGTATTCTTTCTGATGCATTGGCAGTATCTTTTGACAATAATATTGGCCACGATTACCTACAAAATTATGAAGAACGATATGAGTTTTATCACCGAAAAGAAGACCGGATTGAATTTGATCTTGAATATTTTAACAAAATTACCAAAGGTGGGATCCCTAACAAAACTCTTAATATCGCTCTTGCTGGTACGGGTGTCGGGAAATCTCTATTCATGTGCCATGTGGCTAGCTCCGTCTTGCTCCAAGGACGGAACGTTTTGTACATTACGATGGAAATGGCAGAAGAACGCATTGCTGAAAGAATTGACGCAAACTTATTAAATGTTCCAATTCAGCAACTGGTAGATCTTCCTCGTCAGATGTTTGAGAATAAGGTGACAAGTCTCTCCAAGAAAACTCAAGGAACTCTTATAATTAAAGAGTATCCAACTGCATCCGCTCATAGTGGACATTTCAAGGCACTTCTCAATGAACTTGCTCTCAAGAAGTCATTTAGACCTGATATTATTTTCATTGATTACCTTAATATTTGTGCTTCCTCTAGGCATAAGGCAAACAGCTCTATCAATTCTTATTCGTATATCAAATCAATTGCTGAGGAATTGCGCGGACTCGCCGTCGAGTTTAATGTCCCAATTGTATCCGCTACTCAGACCACTCGTTCAGGTTTTGGTTCTTCTGATGTTGAACTTACTGATACTAGTGAGTCCTTTGGTCTTCCTGCTACTGCTGATCTTATGTTTGCCCTTATTAGTACAGAAGAGTTGGAGGGGTTGGGGCAGATTATGGTAAAACAACTTAAAAATAGATATAATGACCCTACAGTTTATAAAAGATTTATTGTAGGAATTGATCGTGCTAAAATGCGTCTTTATGACTGCGAACAAACAGCACAAAAAGACATACTTGACTCCGGAAACGAAGACGAGTATAATGATAGTGAAGACAAAAAACCTAAAAAATCATTTGAAGGATTTAAATTTTAATGGAAAACGCAAAACACGTTAATTTTGATAAGTATGCTGAGTTTGTGGATGTAGTCACTTCTGACGCATCTAAAGATTTTCTTGCCCTCTCCGATCGTCTGGTTCAATTGGATGAAAAGGGTGCTAATATTGAACGACTCCTTACTGCTGGTGTTGGAATTAATGCCGAAGGTGGAGAATTCCTTGAGATTGTTAAAAAAATGATCTTTCAAGGTAAACCTTATAATGAGGACAATCGTGAGCACCTGATTATTGAACTGGGCGATATTATGTGGTATGTTGCTCAAGCATGTATTGCACTTGATATCACTCTTGATGAAGTTGTTGCTCGCAATGTGCAGAAACTTCTCAAGCGTTATCCTGAAGGTGCGTTTGATGTTTACTTCTCCGAAAACCGTGCTGCTGACGACCGATAATAAATATTTTAAAAAATGTCTTTGATTGGCAAAAGAAAAGGAAGACCAACTACAAGAATGCAGTTTGATGCTCTTCTTAAGGGATTTTTAGTCTTTCTTAAAAGAGAACTTCGTTTGACATATGATATTCCATATGTTTTAATAGATGATTCCGACTTTGCCAAAGATAATATGACATTTGGGATGATGAAGAAAAACATTCTCTATATTAGTATTGTTAATCGTCATCCCATTGATATTTTAAGGACTGTATCTCACGAGTTTATACATTATAAGCAAGTGATGGATGGTAAAAAAATTACATCACATCCGGGAAGTCCTGCTGAAAATGAGGCAAATGCTAAAGCAGGTGAAATTATGAGGAAGTATGGAAGACTTCATCCAGAACTATTTGACCTTATGCCACTTCGGTGATATAATGGTTTTACTGGGGAATTAGTTAAACGGTATAACGGGTGCTTTGCAAGCACTTATTAGGAGTTCGATTCTCCTATTCTCCACTTATGCCCGTGTAGCCCAACGGCAGGAGGCAAATGATTTAGGATCATTACAGTGGAAGTTCGAATCTTCTCACGGGCATTTCTAAATAAAAATAAAAATTAACCATGAGCACAGGAATTTCTCTCCAGATATTTGAATCTATGCCTAATGGACCTTCATATTGGGCAACTTTTCGGCAGAAGGTATTGAATAATATTCCTATGCTTACAAAAGATGGTAATGAAGTAACAATTGATTCGGGTGATGAAAGGTGGCAATTTTTGACGGAATCCTTGGTGTTTGATAAAACCACCCGTCTTAAAATGGAACAATTTAAAAGTGGATCTGGTTATAAAATTCCATTGGTGACTAGAAACACTATTTCTCTGGGAAATATTTTAAAAAATAATGTTAAGGTAGTTGCAAAATATAATTTAGGCGATGTTTCTGAAGGTATAATGGCATCGGCAATTGGAGCTAGGTTTATTAATAAAAATAGAAGAATTTCTATTAATGATTTAGAGAATGTAATTAAAGAAATGAAAAAAAATAGAAATGGAAATTCTTCTATAAAAATATTTAAATCTGAAAATGCAAGACATCCAAAAATGAGTAAAATACTCTATGATGATGTTAAAGTTTCTATTAATTTGGCATCTGCAAATATGGATATGTTATTTACTGATGATGCTAATGAAAAATCAATTTTAAGAAGTTTAATGAGTCCATGCATAAGTTATGCAAATTCTACGGAAATTAATACTGCAGCTTTGATGATGTACAGAAATGGAAAAAAAGATTATATTGATATAATTGCTGATGGAGTAAGTGACCAAAAAGGAACAAAAATTGACATTAAATTAATAATTAATGGTATGGTGGATATACCAATTGAAGGAAATCTTAGACAATCAAAATTAAATCTTACACAAATTTCCTTAAAAAAAGAAGTCAACCAATTTGCTCAAGTTGGTGGGTGGTCTCTTGAGACAATTGATAAGTTTTGGGGTAAAATTTTAAATTCAAATCCTTCAAATAATTCTGTCTTTGTTTCTCTATATGAAAATATGGCATCTCAAAGTGGCACTACTGAAGAAGTTGCTGCAACAACAATGAGATCTGTATATGATTGGGCAAATTCTCAACTTCAATCAAAAATTAAAAATAAAAGTTGGGTTTCTCATTTTGTAAATACTTTAGATAATTTTGCTACTTATGGCGAGCAAAATGTAGCTTTAGTTGAAATTTCAAAATCAGGATATCATCGATATAATTTTAAAAAATTATCTACATACTTAACAGGAAATAATCCACCTTTAACTTTACAAACTTCATATCAAACAGGTGCAACAGGTCTTCCTACAGTCATAATTTATGGTGTAAGTAAAACTGAAAATTACCCCCTAGTTCAATTTAGATTCAAAATGGAAAGGGGTATTGGTGGAAAGCCAAAAGCAATTAGAAATTATGTTGAAAAAAAAGAGGGGTTGGTTTCATTAATAACTTGATTGATTAATAAATACATAATATTAAGAGTAACTGGATACATAATTCAAAGTAAGTAATGAAAAGTTTTTTCCAATTCATAACAGAAGCATCTGCTTCGCAACAAGCACAGCGTCTTGGTCTTGTTGGTGATGGGCACGGCGGTTGGTATGATCGTCAAGGTGAGTTTGTCGCTAAAACAGAAGGCGGTCAGCTTAAGTTTTATAATAAGCGTCAACGAGTTGGAAAAGATCCAAAGCAAACAGAAAAGGAAAAAACAATCGCCTCTCCCGGATATCAAGATCCAGCAACCGCTCAACAAACCGCTCAACAACAGGCACCTGCAGAGCAACCTCCAGCACCAGAGCAGCAAGCAGCGGCGCAAGAGCAACCACCGGCACAATATCTTCCAGTTCCAAAAACCAAAGGCACTTTGACAATTGCATTTGGTCGTTTTAATCCTCCTACAATTGGACACCAACAATTAATGGATGTCGCAGCACAATCTGCAGCACAAGAAGATGGTGGTGAGTATTTAATTTTCCCATCAAGAAGTCAGGATAAGAAAAAGAATCCTCTTGATCCTGATACAAAAATTGCTTATATGCAAAAGTTTTATCCCAATCACGCTGGAAATATAGTCAATGATGCCAATACAAAGACAATTTTTGATGTCTTAAAAATGGCACATAATAATGGATATGCTGGTGTAAGAATTATTGGTGGTGCTGATAGGGTCAAGGAATTTGAAAAACTTTCTAATCAATATAATGGGCAACTTTATAACTTTGATAATATAGAAGTAGTTTCCGCAGGTGATAGAGACCCTGATGCAAAGGGTGTTGAGGGTATGTCTGCATCAAGAATGAGACTTGCTGCTGCAGAAGGAGATTTTAAAACTTTCCGTTCAGGTCTTCCCCCAGAGGTAAAACCAGCAGAAGCAAAGGAATTATTCAATATTCTTCGTGGTGCAATGAATATTAAAGAAGGTTGGGATATCTGGGAGATTGCACCAAAACTTGATTTCCAATCCCTTCGTGAAAATTATATTACAGAGACTATTTTTAGAATTGGTGAAGTTGTTGAAAATTTAAATACTGGATTGGTTGGTCGTATTATTCGCAGGGGCACTAATTATTTGATTTGTGTTACTGAATCTGGTCAAATGTTTAAATCTTGGATTAAAGACTTACGCGAATATACTGAAGTTAAGATGGATAAAGAATATCGTCAACCGGGAAAACCAAATACTTTAGTTGGCACTTTGGGATACTTTAAGTATGCTGCAAAACAAACTCCGGGAGCAATTGGCACCGGAAAGGAAAATCTTCAACCGGGTGGGAGAGCATACGGTCTTGATTTCATAAATAAGTATAGAAAAAATAAGAAGTAAAGTTTTCTCATGAAAAAACATATTGCTGAAGAGCTTCCAGCAAGAAAGCACGCACCTGCTGAGGCACCTTCATCGGGGAAAGGTGGTGAGGGAGATAAGAAGGAAGGTGGTAAAACCCCAGAAAAGAGAGCCAAGCAAGCAATTTATGATATACGATATAGAGCTAGAAGAGAAGAACTTCCTCTTCGTCAGGCATATTCGCAATACATGCAAAACAGCAGCATGAGTCAGCAGGAAAAAACAATGGTAAAGCAGAAACTTTTTGGAAAGGGTGGAATTCAAGCAGAAGATTTCAATATTGAAGATTTAGCTTCTTCTAGTGTAGCAAATGCACTCTTTAAAGTATTTGTTGAGGGAGTTCATGAAGAGCAAGAACCAATTCATCTAACTTATATGGAGAAGTTGGAAACTTCTGAGCATAAGAAATATAAGGTTAGAGTCACTGGAAAAGATGGTCGTTCTTATGTGAGATATGCAGACCGCCAAAAGATTAGTGAACTTCGTGCAAATTCAAACATTGAATCAGTTGAAATGACTGGTTATGGTGAACCTTATGAAGGTGAAAAGAAGAAGGGTATGCAGACTGCAGCAGCAAAGGCAGGCAAAGATTATGATGGTGATGGTAAAGTTGAATCTGGCGCTAAAGAATATCGCGGTGCAGTTCATAATGCCATCCAGCGTAAAACGGGCGGAAAACCAGACGGTCAAGATACTTCGAGTGTAAAGGAAGAGTTTCTTACCGATGCTAATGATGAATCATCCAACCCCGATGCAAACGCAAAAAAGATTGATGTAATGAAGGGGAAAAATAAAGTAAAGGTTAATCCCGAAGCTCCTGGATCAACCAGTGGAAAATCTAATTATGGTATGCAATTAGCACATTATGATATGGGAAACTCTATTGTGTCAGAGTCACAAGTAAAGTTTCTCAATATGCTTAAAGAGAAAGCAGAAAGTGAGCAGCAACAAAAACTATTTGGTCTAGCACTTTCTGTTAAGAGAGGAGACACTCCAAGATCTGAAGTCAGTGCTGAAGTTCTGAAAATTGTTGACACAATGAGTGAGAAGAAAATCCGTGATTTTGCTAAAACTTCTCATAAAGGTCTTCCTGAAAAGAAAACTTCTATGAAGGAAGAAACTGTTGCTCAAGCAGATAAGAAAGCAAAAAAGGAAATGGAAGAAAAGGATCCTAGATCTCTTCCAACCGCAGTTAATCTTGCTAAAAATTATGCAAGAGCGATGGGTGCCAAGAACCCTATCGTGATGGTTTCAACAGAAGAAGTTGAAATGGTTGATGAAGCAAGAGCAGAAGAAAAGAGAGGGCTTGGTTCTACTGGGGCACAAAGACAAAGACAGAAAACTGGATCCGTAACTTCTTCAGGTGAAGTTGCATATCCAGTAACCTCTTATTCTGGAGGACAAAATCCTCATCTAAGAGGTAAGAAAGATAGTACAAAAGAACAAAGAAGGAAGGGAAGTCGTAGATATGTAGACCAACCGGGTGGAATTTATGCTCAACCCCAAAACGGTAAATATGCTGATATGCAAGCAAAAAAAAGACCTGATATTGGTTCTAGATTTGACTGATTCCTAAATAATCCAGGTTTCATTCACACGAGGTTATTATGACAATCGCAGCAATTATCGCTTGGGCAAATGCCAATCAAGCACTTATCGCAACTGTTCTTTTTGCAGTTTCGGAAGCACTTGGAGCAAACCCAAAAATCAAAGCAAACGGTATTCTTTCACTCATTCTTATTCAGGCACAAAATGCTCTGAAAGCAAAAGGTGCAAAAGATATTACTCCTTGAGAGTTAATCAAAAATGTTAAGGAGACCTATAAAGTAAAGGTCTCCTTTTTTTATAAATATCAGTATAAAAGAAATTTACAGGGTAAGAAACATGTCTCTTTGGGGCAATAAAGATTCTTTCAGTACAGGACTCACCGGAACTATTACAGTTAATTTGAGCACTAAAGTGGTCACCGGTAGCGGCACAACATTTGTAACCGCTGGTATTTCTACTGGAGACATTCTGGTTATTGGTGTTGGTGCAACCTATGGTCAGGCAGTAATTAGTGGAGTAACTTCTGCTACTCAACTTTCAATTGGTTCAACTCAATTTATTACAGGAATCGGAACGGTTGGTTTTGGTGCAACTGTCGGCGTTGCTTATACAGTAAATCAAAAACCAAAGTTTACTCTTGAAGACGGGCAATACTTTGCTCCTGATGTAAAAGCAAACAGATTTTCTGCTGTCTTTGGTGTTGGTACGACTGAAGCTAACGTGGCATATGGCAGAACAGTCGGTGGCAAAAATGCTGCTTATAAAGTTGCTCACGCTGGATGGGTTGGTGTTACAACTTATGTTGATAATCACGGCAATTTCAGAGTTAAGTCTGAAACATTAGTTGCTGGAAGTAGCATCACTGGCGATGCTAATGATGATTCGAGATTCCCAAATAGTTGATAATATGGTATGAGATTTGATGAGTTGAATGAGGATAACTATCTGTTATTTGCTATAAAATTCTACGATAATCCTCAAGCACTCACGATGGAGGATTTTCAATCTGATTTGAAACGAATACGATATGTAAAAAGGTTATTGAAAAAATATAAAAATACAGGTGAGATTAGAACTCACCTTATTTTAAATCACTTGACGATACTGTTCAATGTTTTTAATGATGCCGCTGTGCCACTATTGTTTTATAATTTAGATAGTGATCTTTGGCCGGCAATAAAAAGTTTTCTTTTATTTTTGAATCGGTTTCCGGAATATCCCAAAACGCAGATGCATAATATTAAAGAAGATGAAGAGTGTCTGGCACATTTGCAAACAATCTAATGGATAAACTAGATAGGTTAATTCAAATTATTCATAATCTTAAAGAAGAAGGTGAGATTGCAAATGTGGTTGGTGATGGTGAAAAATCTCTTGGATATAATATCAATACTGGCACTCCTCCAGTATTTCCTTCAAAGAAAAAAAAGACATATGCGAAGGGTGGAAGGAGATCGCGTAAGTGGTGGTTGCAGTATTTGAAGGGTGAATAAATAGTAATGGGTTTGTTATGAGCAAATCTTACCGGAAAGAAAAATGTTTAACCAAAATACCACACCATCACCAGACACCAAGATCGCAGTTTTAGAAGAGCGTCTTTCATCATACGAACTTTTGCTAAAAAAGATTGATGAAGCAATTCAAATTATGGGCAAGACCAGTCAAAACATCAGTAAGATGCTGGCAGTCCATGATGAAAAAATTGAGCAGTCTGTTAAAACGGATGAGATGATTTCTAGAATGATTGGCGAATTAAAGGACGAAAATAGAGATCAACATAAGGGCGTAACGGATAGAATTAAAGCGTTGGAAATGAAAGTTGAAGATATTGCAAAGTTCCGTTGGATTTTTGTTGGAATTGCCGTTGTAGTTTCTTTTGCAGTTTCACAATCCCATATGGTTGTAGATATATTGACACCAGACTCACAACCTGTTAGGATAGAGAGCACGAAGTAGTAACCTCTTTATAATGGATTTGATTGACTCCAAGTATATTGGACTAGTTTCGTCGCGCTTACAGAAATTTAAAAGAGTTAAGGCAGATCTCTACAATTTCCGGTGTCCTCTGTGTGGCGACTCTCAAAAGAATAAAAACAAGACAAGGGGATACATTTACACAGTAAAAAATAATACAAACTTTAAGTGCCACAACTGTGGGGCAAGTTTGTCCTTCAATAATTTTCTTAAAGAATTAGACCCATCCCTCCATAAACAGTATATAATGGAGAAGTTTAAGGAGGGTCATACCGGAAAGAACTTTGTGGTTGAAGAACCCAAGTTTGATTTTGTTAAACCGGTCTTTAAAAAGAAACTTGATTTACCTAAAGCATCAGAAATTCCAATTGCTAAAGAATATCTGGAAAGACGGAAGGTAAATCCAGAAAAGTTTTATTTCGCTGACAAATTTAAAGAGTGGGTAAATACACAAAAACAAACTTTTGACACTATCACTAGGGATGAGAGTCGCATTATTATACCAATGTATGATAAAGACTCTAACTTGATAGGATTTCAGGGAAGATCTTTAGTTCCTAATTCTGTTAAATACATTACCGTGATGCTTAATGAGGGAGCACCAAAAATTTATGGACTTAACACAGTCAATGAGAAATTACCAATCTATGTGGTCGAAGGACCCTTTGACAGCACTTTCATCGACAATAGTGTCGCTCTGTGTGGCAGTGATGGTGATGTTAGTTGTCTTGAGGGAAATGATCTCATTTTTGTTTATGATAATGAACCCCGTAATAGAGAAATTGTTAGTCGTATTGAAAAGTGTATCCGAAGAGGTGAAACAGTCGTCATCTGGCCAACAACTATTTTAGAGAAGGATATAAACGACATGATCCTTGCTGGACATAATGTTATGGATATGTTAAAATCAAATACATATGCAGGCTTAGAAGCAAAAATTAAATTCAACAATTGGAAAAAGGTATGAGTAACGGAACAAAAGTTGTTAAAAGAAGTGGTGATACAGAATCTCTCAATCTGAACAAACTTCATGTAATGGTTGAAGAGGCGTGTAAAGATCTTGCTGGAGTTTCTGCTTCACAGGTTGAAATGCAATCTGGAATTCAATTTTATAATGGAATTACTACTGCAGAGATTCAAGAGATTCTGATTCGTTCTGCTTCTGATTTGATTGACCTTGAGCATCCCAATTATCAGTTTGTTGCTGCTCGTCTTCTTTTATTTGCGATTCGCAAGCAAATTTTTGGAAGAATGTATGACAACTCAACTGTATTGGAGCATACGAAGAGGTGTGTTGAGAAAGGAGTCTATGACGCTGAAATTCTAGATCTTTATTCTGAAGAAGAATTTGAAAAACTTGAAAGTTTTATAGATCATGGGCGCGATTATCTGTTTACTTATGCCGGTCTTCGTCAGGTTGTAGATAAGTATCTTGTACAAGATAGAAGCACTGGCAATCTTTATGAAACGCCACAATTCATGTATCTTTTGATTGCGGCGACTATCTTTTCAAAGTATCCTAAAGAAACCCGTCTAGATTACGTTAGGAAGTATTATGACGCAATCTCAAAGCACAAAATCAACATTCCCACGCCAATCATGGCAGGTGTTAGAACCCCACTTCGTCAATATGCAAGTTGTGTTCTTGTTGATGTTGATGACACCATGCGCAGTATCGAGTCTAGTGATGCTGCAATTTTTAGGTATGTTGCTCAAAGAGCAGGAATTGGTATCAACGCAGGTCGCATCAGGGGCATCAACGCTAAAATCAGAGGCGGAGAAGTTATGCATACGGGCGTTGTCCCATTCCTCAAAAAATTTGAGGCAACTGTCCGAAGTTGTACACAAAACGGGATTCGTGGTGGAAGTGCTACTGTACACTTTCCAATCTGGCATCAAGAAATAGAAGACATCCTAGTATTAAAAAATAACAAAGGAACCGAAGATAATCGTGTTCGTAAACTAGACTACTCTATTCAAATCTCCAAACTCTTCTATGAACGATTCATCCATAACGAAGAAATCACACTCTTCTCTCCACATCTTGTTCCTGGTCTGTATGATGCTTTTGGCACTGATGGATTTGACGAGTTATATCTTCGTTATGAACGAGATGAGTCTATTCCAAGAAAAACTATCGGCGCTCAAGAACTCTTTTTGGACCTCCTGAAAGAACGTGCAGAAACTGGTCGTATTTACATTATGAATATCGACCATTGCAACTCCCACTCTTCCTTTATCGATAAGGTTGAGATGAGTAATCTCTGTCAGGAAATTACTCTACCAACCAAACCCATTCAGCATATCGATGATCCTGATGGTGAAATTGCTCTCTGCATTCTTTCCGCAATCAATGTTGGCAAATTGAAGTCAAATGATGAATTGGAGAGTCTCTGTGACCTTACGGTTAGGAGTCTTGACGAACTTATCGACTTTCAGGGATATCCCGTCAAAGCAGCGGAAATCGCCACCAGAGCACGTCGTTCTCTTGGGGTGGGTTATATTGGTCTAGCACATTATCTCGCCAAGCACGGGGAGCATTACGGCAATCCTGGCGCTTGGAAACTGGTTCATGATCTTACCGAAGCATTCCAGTATTATCTGATTCAGGCAACTGTAAGACTTGCTAGAGAAAAAGGACCTTGTGAATATTCTCACCGAACAAAATATGCTCAAGGAATTCTTCCTATAGATACTTACAAGAAAGATGTAGATGAGATTGTACCTAACGAACTTAAATATGATTGGGAGACATTACGGCAGCGTGTCAAGAAGTATGGGGTACGGAACTCAACATTGTCCGCACAGATGCCATCGGAGAGCAGTTCCGTTGTGTCAAATGCAACCAATGGAATCGAACCACCTAGAGGATACCTGTCCGTTAAGAAGTCGAAGAAGGGTCCACTTAAGCAAATTGTTCCCCAGTATCAAACACTTAAGAACAATTATACGCTTCTGTGGGATATGCCTAGCAATAGTGGTTACATCAATATTGTTGCTGTTATGCAAAAATTCTTCGATCAAGCGATTAGTGGAAACTGGTCCTATAACCCGCAAAATTATCCAGATAATGAAGTCCCTGTTAGCGTAATGGCAAATGACTTATTGACCACCTATCGCTATGGTTGGAAAACTTCATATTATCAGAATACTTATGACATTAAGACCGATGAAGTAGTTGAAGAACCAAAACAAGAACTGCAATCTCTTCTTGATGATATTATGGGAAGTAGTGAAGAAGATTGTGAAAGTTGCAAAATTTGATTCAGTTAAATATTACAGTGTGAGTTAAAGTTAATTTATTGAGGGAAGTATGGTTTTTAATTTCAAAAAAAATTCAGAGGAAAAAAACATGGTCGAATCAATGACCGTTTTCAATTCTCAAGAGGTAGATACTAAAAAGCAACCAATGTTTTTTGGACAACCATTAGGTCTACAGCGTTATGACCAATACAAATATCCAGTTTTTGATAAATTAACTCAACAACAATTAAGTTACTTTTGGAGACCTGAAGAAATTTCGTTACAAAAAGACAGAGGAGACTATCAAACTCTTCGTCCGGAACAAAAGCATATTTTTACTAGTAACTTGAAATATCAGATTATGCTTGACTCAGTTCAAGGTCGTGGTCCTGGTATGGCATTTGCTCCATATTGTTCTCTTCCTGAATTGGAAGCATGTATGAAGGTCTGGGAATTCATGGAAATGATTCATTCCAGATCTTATACATACATTATAAAAAATGTGTATTCGGATCCCTCTGAAGTTTTCGATACGATTCTAAATGATGATCGTATTATGGAACGTGCTGTTAGTGTTACTGAATCATACAATGACTTTATCAATGGTGCTCAATATTATGGAACATCTAATGATTGGATTCATGCGTTAGAACAAGTTCCCACCGCACAAGAAACAAGATATGAACTTAAAAGAAAATTGTTCAGAGCAGTTGCAAACGTTAATATTCTTGAAGGTATTCGCTTTTATGTCAGTTTCGCTTGCAGTTTTGCATTTGGCGAGCTCAAGCTTATGGAAGGAAGTGCAAAGATCATCTCATTGATTGCTCGTGATGAAAGTCAGCATTTGGTCATCACCCAAAACATTCTAAACAAGTGGAAAGAGGGTGATGACCCTGATATGAAGAAAATCTCACAAGAAGAGGAACAGTGGGTTTACAAGACCTTTGAGAAGGCAGTCAATCAAGAAAAACTTTGGGCAGAATATCTGTTTAAAAATGGATCGATGATTGGTTTAAATGACAAACTTCTTCAGCAATATGTTGAGTGGGTTGCTAATCGCAGAATGAAAGCAATTGGACTTCGCCCACTTTATGATGTTTCTGCAAAGAATAATCCACTTCCTTGGACTGACCATTGGTTAAATTCCAGAAGTCTTCAAAATGCTCCTCAAGAAGTAGAAATTGAACAATATTTGATTGGTGGCATTAAGCAAGATATGAAGAATGATACTTTTGCCGGATTTAAACTATGAATACTGAAAGTCCCAACATAGAGTGGGACATTGAAGAAATGAAAAATGCTTATAAAAAAGCAGCAGAATCGGATAAATTTTTATTTGGAGACTTTGATTATTCTTATGTTTGGTTAGAAGATAATGTCGAGGGTCATTAAGACCCTCTTTTTTTATAAATAAAATTAAAGAATTAAGAGTAAAAAATGTCTAGACTTACTGGCAGTGAAGCAAAGAGTTTGATGGAAGCATATGCTTCAATTTATGCTCCACAAGAACTCACTGAAGAGCAAATTTGGGAAGAAGTTGAAAACTGGGTCAATTTACTTTTAGAAGAAGGTTATGACTTAAGTGATTATACTTGGGAAGAGATGTATGAGAATTATATTGAGGAAGTAGTAGGAGATGTAAGAGCTTTAAGGGCAAAGGCAGAACAAGAAGCAAGACAAAAACAACTTAATCAATCACAAAAAGAATTCAAAGCTGGCGGTGGAGAAGCAGCTTTAAATGCTGCAAGAGGTAGAAGAGAAAATCTATCTAGAGATGAAGTAATTAAAAGGGGACAACTTGCCCTAAAAGGTCCAAAACCTGATAATTCAAAACCTGATAATTCAAAACCTGATAATACAGCAGGTAATCAACCTTCTTTGAAAGCAAAACAAGATTTTGCAAAATCAAAAGGGAAATATTATTCATCATCTGATGGAAAAACATACGCAAATTATAACGATGCTCTCGCAGCAAGAAAATCCCGTCTTGGATCCACCGGCGGCACTGGCGGTGGTGGTAGTGGCACTGGCGGTGGTGGTAGTGGCACCGGCGGTGGTGGAACTGCCGATCTTAATAAATTAAGACCATCTCAACCTACAGCATCTCCAAAACCTCCAGCACCGGCAATTGGAAAATTAGGAAATACTTCATTTGAAAGAAGAGCCCCAACTTCTGCAGAATTAAAAGCAGCACAAGCAGCAAGAGCTTCTGGTGCTTCTCCAGAAAAAGCACTTCAGGCGGCAAAGGCTGCTGGCACCACTGCTAAAATTCAATCAGCAGGCCAGCAATCTGGTGCTAAAGCATTCTCATCTCCAACTTCAGGCGCATCAGCATTTAAACCATCTACCGTTGCTGCTGCTCCTAGCACCTCTGCCGCCGCTTCTGGAAGCGTTGCACCCGCCACTGCTGCCCTTGCTGCAACCCCTAAACCAACCCCTGTAGCGCCCAGACAGACCGCTAGGGAGAAGATGCTAAACCAGTCTTATGAGTATGATGCTTTTGATTTAGTCCTTGAGTATCTCATTGACAATGGGCATGTAGAGACCGTAGATGAAGCACTATATGTAATGATGGAAATGGATGCAGAAGTCATTCAGGACATTGTTGAAGGATCTTATGAAGATAGAATTGCTGCAAATAATAAAAAGTATGATAGAAACCGTCAGAGAGCAGCACAAAGAGCAGCAGCAAGAAATGCTGCTAGAGATGCTGGAAAAACCGGTGCGGTTCCTGGAGTTGGATATGTAACTCCTAGAAGGGAAAGAGAAACTTACACCGATGCTGCAGGCACTGAAAGACACAAAACTGGCGCCAAAATGCCAAAGAAGGATTGATAAATCCTAACATAATTCAAAGCACCCTCTTGACAGGGTGCTTTTTTATTGCTAGACTAGGTTTGTCTCCGTTGAAGATAAGTTATATTTAATAATACTTTGAGCTCTTAAGGACCGCACCATAAATCCTTTCAGACTCACTCATATAGAAAGTGCCGCCAATATTTGTATTATAATAGTCTTCACTTAACAAAACATTTCTTTTAAATTGCTCATAGGTTTCATAATAACTCATTGATTTCTTATGAGGGCAAAGATATAGGATTTCTCGAAGAAAATGTTCTTTACCTAAAGTCTTTACATCCTCATTTAATTCATCACAAGAACCAAAGTAATTTTTCCAATCACTTTCTAACGTTTTTCTTCGTCCAGTTTTCCTATCCTTTTGCCTTGTCCAGAAATGTTTTTTACCAATGTATTTTTTATTATTCGTAAGATTCGTAATTATGTAAACAAAGCCTTCCATTCCTTTGGGAACATCGGTAAAGACCTCACCATTATATTGCCAATTCATAAGCATACCTTATTTGCTTATTTAGACTTGCCTTTCATACCCAAAAATGATAGACTTGAAAAAATGAATCAAACTCTAAATACTATGGTCACTTTGGAACAAACCCTGAGGACTTCTCATGACTGGGCAATTGATCGTATTCATTATCTAAGTGAAGAAAATATTGAAGATGCACATGCAATTCAATCTGAGTTTAGTGAATGGTTGAATCCTGATATTCCAGAGCATGATATTTTTTCATTAGAATACATCGGAGAATAAAATGCAAATTGATCTTCATAACTTTTTTAAACATTTTGATGAGAAGAATCCAAAACACATTGCGGCAGTAGAGCAATTTGAAAAGGATCTTCTTGCAAAAGCATCAGACTTAATGGATGATGATGCAAATTGGGTGCGTATTTTTAGAACCAAAGTGGAGGCACCAAAAACATCGGGAATTCTTCAAGTTCCTTATTTTCCACAAACAGACAATTACAGAGATGCTGATCGCACCTGTAATTCATCTTCCTGTGCAATGTGTCTTGAGTATTTTAAACCAGGAACACTCGTAGGATCAAAGGGCGATGATGCATATGTTCGCAAAGTATTCGCAGTTGGTGATACAACTGATCACACCGTACAGACAAAAGTTCTTGAGTCTTATGGGGTTTCTTCACGATTTAGTTACAATTTGTCTTTTACTGATCTTGATAGGGAGCTTGCCGCTGGGAGACCTGTTGTTATCGGGATTCTTCATAGGGGTTCTTTATCTGCACCTACTGGCGGGCACATGCTTGTAGTAATCGGCAAAACATCTTCCGGTGATTATGTTGTAAATGACCCTTATGGTAGTTTGAATGATGGTTATACTGGATCTGTAACGAATGGTAAAGGTGCTGTATATAAGAAATCAGACCTTTCTAGACGCTGGTGTCCCGCAGGAAATGATGGGTGGGGTAGAGTATTTGATGCAAAAAAATCATGAATATTCCAACTCCAGGAATTAAATTAATCAAAGAATTCGAAGGATGTCATTTGAAGGCATATCCAGATCCTTTAACCGGGGGACTTCCAATTACGATTGGATGGGGAAGTACAAGAGACTTTAATTATACTCCATTTAAAAGAGATAGAGTCATTACTCAAGAGTATGCTGACCGTCTTTTAGAACACGATGTATTGAATCGTTTTCTTCCTAAACTTTCTAAAATTCCTTATTGGGGTGAGATGAATGACAATCAAAGGGGGGCATTGCTTTCTTTTGCCTATAATCTTGGTGCTGATTTTTACAATGCTCCGGGTTTTAATTCAATTACCCGAAAGTTAAAGGAAAAAGATTGGAAAGGAATTCCTGCGACTCTTGAAATGTATCGCAATCCTGGTAGTAAAGTCGAAGCAGGATTGAGAAGAAGAAGAATTGCGGAAGGAAAACTCTGGGTGTCTTAACGTCCTTCTTGTTTGTGAATCCAGATTTTCAATTCTTTTACATACTTCCGCAATATTTCTGCTTGTATTAGGTGCCATTCATCTCCTGTTTTAATATATGTCTTGATGTGCTCGTCAACAGCATCAAGACATTTTTTAATGACAGGATTCCATGGTTCTCTAATTGGAGTGTTCCACTCTCGGGGCATTGGAGATAATGCGGACTCTGTATTTATGGGACACTTTACAAACTGTCATACTTGACAAACACTAAATATTAACTTATTATGAAGAAATCCCTGTTATGAGCAGGGTAATCATTATGAGTCTTTGATCGTGACAATTAGAGCCGTGGAAGGTGCCTTTTGAGAAAAAGGTGGACCCCCCTTCTATACGGATGTAGAGTTCAATTAATTTAAATGCAAAATTTCTTTACAGTAACCCTGCCTCTTCTGGCAACGGTTACAACCACAACGGCATCACTGCCTTCAGTGTTTCCTCCTCCACCTGTGAGTGGTCCTCCACCTTTCGCAATTGTTCAAGAGGAGCCTACATCAAAGACAGCAATCCGCGAGGTTGCTCCCGAAAAACCTAAAGAGTCAAGGTTAATTTGTAAAGGGTGTAATGAATATGAAAATGTTGCTCTGGCACATTTTCAAAGTCTTGGTATTAAAGACAGAAACGCCCTTGCTACCATCATGGGCAATATTCGTCAGGAATCAACATTTGTTCCTAACATTTGCGAAGGTGGTAGCAGAACCAGTTGGCGTAACTGCGATGGCGGTTACGGACTGATTCAATGGACATCTGCCAATCGTTATTATGGATTGGGTGATTTTGCTAGGAAGTATGGTGGATCTCCATCATCGCTTCACACGCAACTTCGTTATATCACAAATGAAGTCCAATGGAAAGAGATTGAAAGTAGGATGAAAACTCCTGGTAAGTCTATCAATCGTTATATGGACTATGCGTATAGTTGGATTGGATGGGGGCATCACGGTGCTCGCACTTCGTATGCTTATGATTATGCATCCCGTCTGATCAAGGTAGAAGTTTGATATATAAGGGGAGTTTAATGCTCCTCTTTATTAAAATAACAAAAATTTATTAAAATTATGACTGAACAACAACAACATCTTGCAAATCTTTTGCAACAAAAATCTGATTTAGAAAAAGCAATTGCACAAAATAGGGAACTTTTTTGGAAAGTTCAGGGTGCAATTGAGTATCTCCAACAAATTGGAGTGACTCTTCCAGAACCAGAATCAACTGAAGAAGTTTGATTCGTAATAAGAGTGCTGCAATTTATGTTTAAGTTTGGAAAAAAGAAACCAGATATAAAGCAATATGCAATTATAGGAATTGCATTATCTTCTATTATTGCAGCACTCTCACAATGTACTGGAGTATCGGAGAATGGACTTTGGAATTTACTAGATGAAATTCAAAGAAAATATTTTCCACAAACGATTCTGAATGAGTTTATTATCAAGGACCATGAAAAGTTGAATCGAAGAATCGTAAGGGATGTAGACAAAGCAATTCGTGATGTAACTCCAGAGTATGATAGAATTATTCAAGAAGCGGATCAAAGGTATCGACCAAGATATTCTGAAAAACCAATTGATCCAACTCTTCAAACAGGAGAATCAAGACTTTTAGGAGGAGAAATGAGAATCTGTGCTCCTTGGATTGATGATTGCCCTAAAAATTAACTATATAAACATATCTTATTTTTGGAGATGATTATGTCCGTATCACAAGAACTGCTGAATGCTGTTGAAGCGTGGAAAGTAGAAGACGAAAAGTTTGTTGCTGGAAACAATGCAGCAGGCACCCGTGCTCGTAAAGCACTTCAGGAAGTCGCCAAACTGGTCAAAGCCCGTAGAACCGAAATCACTGAAGAAAAGAACGCCCGTAAGGAAGAAAAGGCTTGACCTAAAGCGTAAAAGACCTTATAATGGTTTTATGGGTGTTAGAGGTCCAAACTTCAAGTAATTCCCAACCCTCCCTGCCCACTGGGTCGATAAAGATGGGGGTCTCTTATGTCCCGTTAGCTCAGGAGACAGAGCAATTCTCTTCTAAAGAATCGGTCGTGGGTGCGAATCCTACACGGGACGCTTTCGAATAATGCTATATTACTTGTATAAATAAACACACTTAGGTCGAAAACAATGTCTTTCCAAATGAACAAACAGATTATTACCAGCGATTGCCGCTATTGGCATATCGAGGGTACTCCCCTGTTTGCGAATATGGAAAAACATATGTAAGATGTAATCCATAAAAGCAAAAGAAAGGGGAGAGAAACCAAAAGTTTCCTCCCCTTTTTTATTGCCTGTGACAGTTTCCTAAGTGTCCACCAATCTCCCCCCAGAGACCAAACGGTGATATTCTTAAAGGGTGGTTGAGAGACCACCAGCACATCGACAACCGAATATTTTCCACATTATATGGGTCTGTAACTCAGTTGGTAGAGTAGCGGGCTTTTAACCTGTAAGTCGTCGGTTCGATCCCGACCAGACCCATCGTGGGAGGATTTCCGAGTGGCTAAAGGAATCTGACTGTAAATCAGACGGCTCTGCCTTCGCAGGTTCGAATCCTGCTCCTCCCACCTTGACCCATTAGTGTAGCGGTCTATCACGCCACCCTGTCACGGTGGAGATCACGGGTTCAAATCCCGTATGGGTCGTTGCTACTCTGCCTATGGAGTGTTTCTCCTTGGCGGTTGTAGCATCAAGTTCCTATCGACTAGCGGTTAGGTCACTACCCTTTCAAGGTGGCAGCACGGGTTCGAATCCCGTTAGGAATACTATGGAAACATAGCTTAGTTGGTAAAGCATTCGACTGATAATCGAAAGACCACTGGTTCGAGTCCAGTTGTTTCCATTGGAAGTGTGGCAGAGTGGCTTAATGCAGCGGTTTGCTAAACCGCCGATGTCTTTAAGAGGCATCCGTTGGTTCAAATCCAACCACTTCCGCCTCAGCAGTATAGCTCAGTGGTAGAGTACGGGTTTCATACGCCTATGGTCGGTAGTTCAAATCTACCTACTGCTATGTGTCGTTAGTCTAATGGTAAGACAGGAGATTGTGGTTCTCCGTATGAGGGTTCGATTCCCTCACGGCACCCCATTCTGAGGTCGCCAAGTGGTAAGGCAGCGGGTTTTGGTCCCGCCATTCGTGGGTTCGAATCCTACCCTCAGAATTTGTCCTCTTAGCTCAGTGGAATAGAGCAATCGGCTACGAACCGATGTGTCGTAGGTTCAAATCCTACAGAGGACGCTTGACAAACTTCTTAAAGTTTGTTACTATATAAATTGTTGGAGGTTAAGTCCCTGTTACATCCTGATGAGGTGTATCACACTTAATCCATCATCGTGGGGAAGTGTAACGGTTGCACAGAAGTCTCATAAGCTTCAGGTAGGTGGTTCAACTCCACCCCCCGCCACCAAAAACACACAAACACACAGGAGTAAAACAATGACACCTTTTGAATTACGCTTTGAAATTTTCAAGCAAGCATATGCTCATGCTAATGATGAATATCTTGCGAGATATAATATAGTTGATAATCATAATCAAAATACTGGAAATAAATGGGATTATCCCTCATTTCCTTCCTATGAAAGGATTGAGGAACTTGCAGAAAAAATCAACAACTTTGTAAGTTCTAGGTAATCGAGTGGGGTGGCAGCACCCCCGTTAGTAATCCCTTATAGCTCAATTGGCAGAGCGCAAAGCTGTTAACTTTGATGTTCCTGGTTCGAGTCCAGGTGGGGGAGTTGGAAGGTCTGGAAATGTCCGGGTCTTCCTTTCTAAATCCTAACTTTGTTAGGTCGGGGATTTGATCACCCCCGTGTTGCCCTATAAGCATTGTGGTGATGCAGCAGTTTTGTAAACTGCAGAGAACAGTTCAATTCTGTTATGGGGCTTGACATAATACTCATTATGTCATATACTTCATATGTCCGTGTGAAGGCAAGTGCCGGGAGAGTCAAATCTCCCACATTGCGGAGTTAGTTCAGTGGTAGAACGCTATCCTTCCAAGTTAGATGTCGTCGGTTCGAATCCGATACTCCGCTTGCCCTATAAATTCGGGGCGTCTAAATAACCATCGTAGTTGTAAATCTTAATACAATATGACTTTTCAAAATATTATTGCTGCTGGCGTAGTTGCTGCAACCTCTATTGCTGCTCCTGCTATGGCACAAGTCACCAGTGCTTCTCAACTGCGTGATGTTCAACCTACCCAGTGGTCTTATCAAGCAATCACTAATCTGGTAGAGCGTTACGGTTGTGTTGCTGGTTATCCCAATGGCACTTTCCGTCCTGGTCAACCTGCGACTCGTGCTGAACTTGCTGCTCTGACTAATGCTTGTCTTGACCGCATTAGTGAGTATCAAAGTGCCGCTGATGCTGCTCTTGCTGCTGCTCTTCGTGCAGAGTTTGCCAAAGAGATTGCTGCTACCAATACTCGTGTGACTGCTCTTGAAGTTGCTGCTGCTCAAAAAGCACAAGGTGTTGGTAACTATCTGGGTGTTGGTGTGCTTCTCGATCAGCAAGGTGTTGCTGGTAATGGATTCAGTGCTCAAAAAACTGTCTCCGGTGCCACGATTCAAGCACGTTATGCTGTGAAGAACTTCACCAATCTGAATGCTGTTTCAGTCCGTCCTTATGCCAACCTTGTCGGTAGTCCTGCTGGTCAAATCGGCGCTGGTGGTGGTGCTCTTGTTTCTTATGACTGGAGCGTTTCCCGTGCCAAGAGTGGTGTGAGTCGTGCCAATGTGTACGCTGGTGTTGGTTATCAGATTCCCTTCGTGAACAATACTACTTCCAACTATCAGTCGGCAGTTGGCAATCGTGGTCAATTTGTTCTTGCTCTTGGAGTCGAAGGTCGCATCAGCAATTCACTCGTTGGTTTTGCTGACCTGAAGTTCCCTACCACCAATGCTGCTAATAGTTACGGTGCTACCAATGGAACTTACTCACCAGTCTTCACTACTGGTCTTGGTTTCAAGTTCTGATATTTGAATACATAGTGTGAATTGGGGAGTTGACAATGACTCCCCTTTTCAGTATAATAAAAAATGAATCAGGAGGTTTATGTCTCTTATTTCTCAAATGGACCGTGAAATGGTCATCGAAGCACTTGAGTATTACATTCACAAATTAAAAGAAGATAATTGCACTCAAGCATCCATTACAGCGTTTAATACTCTTCTTCGCTGGATTGAACTAGAGCATTATAAGAATGAAAATTAATCTCTGGCATTGTAAAGATATGAATCTTTGGCGTTGGACTTTGACTGACGACCATCGACCAATCATTAAACAAGAGTCAGGTCAAAGAGAAAATCTTCGTGATGCTATGAGTGATATAGCAAACACTGTAGAATATATGTTAAGTCAATCTTGACTTTTTTGGGCGATTAACTCAGCGGTTAGAGTGTCTGATTTACATTCAGAAAGTCCGCAGTTCGAATCTGCGATTGCCCATTATAAATACCTAAAAACAGGTATAATGGAAAAACTATATAAATTACTTTCTGATACTCAAGCAAGTCTTTTTGTATTGTTCCAAAAGACTTGGGTCTATCACTGGCATATTGTCGGTCCTGACTTTAAGCAGATTCACGATTTATTTGGTGAGCAGTATCTTGCAATTCAGGAAGAAGTTGATCGTATTGCAGAGCATATGAGATTTCTTGAAATTAAACCAGTCAGTTCTTTATCTAGAGTAGTAGAAGTTTCTGGTATCGGTGAGGCAAAATCTAATATTTCCGAAATGGAAATGATTCGTGATTTGATGGAAGGTCATCAAAAAATAATCACAATGCTTTCAGATGCTGCAGCAGAAGCGGATGAGCAAAAGTCAAGAGGGACGGTCAATCTTCTTGATGATTTAAATGAAGCACACGGTAAGTTCGTTTGGATGCTTCGTTCTTTTACTGAAAAATAATTAACTATGGAAAACATTAAAATCAGATGCCGCTCCTGTGGTAAGGAGTTAGAAGGCGTCTCTGGAAAAACAGTATCTTGTGGTTGTTCAAATATGGCAACCATTCGCAATGGAGTCATTTCAGCACTTGATTTAGAACAAGTGGTAATGATTAATTCACCACAAACAAAACAAAAAAATAATGTTTTGTCAAATGCTGATATTATGTGGCAAGAGGAAAGAAGGCAGCGTAAAGTAAGACGACTTGATTTTGAAGTCAGATAGGTTGTAGATTTAGATTCTTATCATACTTTGCGTATTGGTAGTTGTATTGGTCAATCTTACCAAATCCAAATTTTTGATTTAGAACTCCCCTCTTTCTGGCATTTTCTGGATGATTAATTCGGGCATATAGTGACCCATCCCAAGGAAACCCGATTAAAATGTCATTTGGTTTTGGTCCGTTTTGACCATCACCGACTTTAATGAATTGGACAACACCTTTGATAAAACAAAATAGCACCTTACGATTATCCTCAAAAGTAAAGAGTGCTGGATTTGTTCGGTGATTGATTTCCCAATCAATTCTGGATACTCGTCCTGGAGTATTCATATTCAATCTTTCTGCTACATTTTTGATTCTTTCCGAATCTCTATAAGTTTCAAAGTCTTTATATAAGAAACTAGTTTTATTCTTAAAAATATTATAGACGACATTGACTGTCAAGATATGATCATACTCCGTTGGAACTTGAACTCGGATCTTGTCTGATGGTTCATAGATTCTTTGATTTGACTCTATATTCAATTTCATTAATACTTCCCTGAATTGCTTTTTCATAGTAATATGATTTTGAGATTCTCATCATATTTACCATATAAAAATCTAAATTTTTTACCAATAGACTTTGAAGTCAGATAGGTTTCAATACGCAGTTTTCATCATAACGAGCGTATTGAAACCCGTCTTCTTGCAATTCACCAAATCCAAACTTACGAGCAACCAAAGACCTCTGGTGTTTTCCAATCACCAGTGAAGACTCTGTAAACCCTTCATTGATTTTAGGACCGTGAGGTTTTGCTGCTAAAATATCGCCGGGTCTTGGAGAAAGATTTGCCATACCTTTTTCAAGATTTTGATATGTGTATTTCATAAAGTGATAGAAGATTTCTTTTCTTTCTTCTAATGAAAACTCATCCGGCTGTTTTGTATATTTTACTTCCCAACCAACTTCCACCAGTCTTGTTTTTTCATTAAAATAAATGTTTTCAGCAAGTGTTGAAATACGTTCTTTTAATGATGGTGAATTATAATGGTCTTTAAACTCTAAATATAAGTAACTTTTTTTAGTTTGGTAGAGTATGGCAAATGTGTAAATTGCCATTGCTCCATCAGAGCACTTGAAATTTACTTGTTGGTATCTTTTATCTTCTTTCGGATAGACTGGTAGTCGGTCTTTATATCCAAGTTGGTGTAGAAGTCTTTCAAATTCAATTCTTTTTTGTGATGGTTTGATAAACACTTGACAAAATCAAATACATATAGTATATTATAACATATGGAGAGGTTTGTCCTTATAAATATTTCATAAGGTATTAATAAACCACTATGCCTAGAAATCCAAATTGTTCTTGTAATTATTGTGGTAAAGAAATTTATAGAAGACCTAATCAAATACAAAATGGTTTAGTTTTTTGTAGTACTTCTTGCACAGGAAAATTTAATAGGACAAATGAAAAATCTTGCCCAATCTGTGGTAAAATAATTTTTGGTAAAGCAAAAACTTGCTCTAGGACTTGCTCTAACAAAAGTAGATATGGAATAAAATATGATGGATTGAATAAAAAGAATAACGCCAATAAATCAAAAATTTTAAAAGAAAATTTGTCTAAAACAAGAGGCGGAATTTGTGAAAAATGTGGTAATCAAAATTACAACATTCTTCAAGTTCATCATATACTTGAAAGATGTAATGGAGGAACAAATGAACCAAATAATTTGCTTCTTCTATGTCCAAACTGTCATATGACAGAACATTTAGGTTATTCAAAATATACGGAAGATAGCACCGATGGTTGGTAAATCGCCTTGAAAGCGATGCCAGGTTCACGCCTGATGGTTCGATTCCATTATCTTCCTTTTTAAATTTAATATTTTCTTAAACACTATCATCAAATCCACACAAACTTGACATTCCCAAAATACTTACTAGCATAACTAGTAGTATCGAACTAAATTCCCAATGGATGACCACACTTACCAGAATTGGGTGAAAATTAAAGCAACCTTTGAAAAGTCCGGTAATACTGATAATACATTTTACCGAAGAGCATGTGAAATAGTCAAAACCAAAAAAGATCCTCTTGCAAAGTATCTTGGAGATAAGAATGACTAACACACTTATAGTTGCTGTTATTCTTTTTGGATTAATTTCACTCTTCATTCAGTGGGGTCTCACACACGCATATGGATAAGCAAAGATATAGTTTTGCTATGACTTGCTTTGTAAGGTCTTATGGCAGACATGTCTTGAATGATAATCACATCAAACAGTTCTGTAGAGAATGGTCAGACTGGGAAGTCAATGCACCATTGGACGATACTGTAGATCAATATTTCCATTATGAATATAAGAATTGGAGAGGAATATGATTTTTCACATTGTAGAATATTTGGCACAAAGTCCAGTTTGGTTGGGTCTTTGTGGAGCAGGGTTGACAGTTGCCCCGATTATGGGTATAATGCTTATACACCGAACTAAATAACGGTGTAGCGGGGATTAGCGCAGCGGTAGCGCGTCTGTTTTGGGAACAGAAAGTCACAAGTTCGATCCTTGTATCCCCGATTGCCAGTTTCTTCACTGGCACACTTGACACAAAGTCTCAAACACCTTATAATACTAGAGTAAACAAAGCAAAACAATGTCTCTGATCTCAAAATTCAAGAAAGATGTTAGCACTCTTCGTCTTGCTGCTAACGGGGAAATCTACCTTGATGTAAAGAATCCGAAACTTTATAAAAAGGTGCGCCGCTACTATGAAAATGTAGGGGTTGTGTTTTCGGGTGACCCCCTTGACGACTACGAAATGCTTATGGAGTATCTTGCTCAAGATCTTGAAACCGTAGAGGTTGCTTGATGAAAGTTATTAGGAAACCAACCGTTCTTCTGGAGCGGTTTCCATATCGCTATATTCAATGTGGCATTCTAGAAATCAATGGCAAACCTGACTATCGTATTCAAAAAGTAGATTCTTATACTGGAAGATACCGAGATATGTATCTTTTGGATAATGAAATGCAACTTATGACTGCAATGGAGGATCATAACTATACTTGCTGGTTAGATCCTGATACGGTTCCTGCTTATGTGAAAGGAGATGATGAAGACACGGATGGTCTATAACAGCACTGGTCGGGAGCAAACCCCTTATGCCTAAAACAAGTGTCCTAAGATATTTTGGGAACTTTCTTCTCATTATTGGTTATCAAACTATGTTGTGGGGAGATTTTAAATATGGTTTAATTTTAAAAAGTATTGGGGGATTACTCACAGTACCTTTTGCAATTAAACTTAAACTCTGGGATGTTTTATTCCTTTGTGCATTCTTTGGTATTTCTGAGATATCAAAAGTTGTACATCTTTTCCTAGTTAAGACAAACTAGGTGGTGGAGTCAAATTTGACCCCTTCTGGTTTCTTGTTTTCCCATAAAAAAACAAGTGGTGCGGATGGGACTCTCTCCCGCCTGGTTTCTTGCCTCCAGTCAAAGGGCAAGTGGCGTGCATGAAAGACCTAACGGGAGAGTTGCATAAACTCTCCTTTTTTAGTATAATAGTAAAAAACACTGAAAATGAAAATAGGATTTAATTGCAGTTCTTTTGATTTATTCCATGCTGGGCATGTTACAATGCTTAAAATGGAAAAAGGAATGTGTGATTATTTAAAAGTAGCACTTCAAGTTGACCCAACTGTAGATAGACCAGGTATTAAAAATAAACCTGTGCAATCTGTTTATGAAAGATATGTGCAATTGCAAGGTTGTAAATATGTTGATGAGATTTTAGTTTATGAAACCGAGGAAGATCTTCTTAATTTAATTCAAACTCAAATAATTCACATACGTTTTTTGAGTGAAGAATATATGGATAGAGACTTTACGGGAAAGCAATATTGTATTGATCATAATATAGAATTATTCTTTCACCCAAGAAAACATAAATATTCCTCAACAGAAATTAGGAATAGAGTTTATGATATTGAGCAGAAGAAAAGAAATGAAAAATTAAATGGTAGTATTATTGATCAGTATTCCCCAAAACTTTTAGAAAAGTATGAATGTAATTGAAACCAATTTGAATGATGTTTACCTGATTAGTAATAATAAATTTGAGGATGAACGTGGTTTTTTTCTAGAGTCATTTAATCTAAAAGAATTTCAAAAAGCAGTTTGTCTAGATATAAATTTTGTTCAGGATAATCATTCTAAGTCATCTAGGGGAGTTTTGAGGGGATTGCATTATCAAATTCAAAATCCTCAAGGTAAACTTGTTCGGTGCGTTTTAGGCGCTGTATTTGATGTAATTGTAGATATTAGAAAGTCTTCATCAACTTTCGGTAAATGGTATGGTGTTGAGTTAAATCGCAATAATCTTCAGTTGTGGGTTCCTCCTGGGTTTGCTCATGGGTTTTATACACTTACAGAAACTGCTGAAATTGTGTATAAAACTACGGAGTATTATTACCCATCTTATGAAAGGTCAATTCTTTGGAATGATGAAGATTTAAATATCGATTGGGGAATTTCTGTGGAACCAATTCTGTCATTGAAAGATTTGAATGCTGAAACTTTTAAAGAATGTGATAAGTATGATTAATGCGGCAGTAAATCCCTAAGCAGAGTTGCATAAACTCTCATTTTTTGATATAATGATACAAAAGACTTTGATATATGAAAGTTGCTTTAATTACTGGAATTACTGGTCAAGATGGATCATATCTTGCTGAACTCCTTTTGGAAAAAGGATATGAAGTGCATGGTATCATTCGTCGCAGTTCTTTGATTAATACCTATAGAATTGACCACATTTATAATCAACTTCATCTCCATTATGGAGATCTTACTGATTCCACAAATCTTGTAAGAGTTATTCAGCAGGTTCAACCAGATGAGATTTATAATCTTGGTGCCCAAAGTCACGTCAAAGTATCTTTTGAAATGCCCGAATACACTGCTGATGTTGATGGTGTAGGCACTCTACGTATTCTAGAGGCGGTGCGTCTTCTGGGTATGGAAGATAACGTAAGAATCTATCAGGCATCAACAAGTGAACTGTATGGTCTTGTTCAAGAGATTCCTCAAAAGGAAACCACTCCATTCTATCCTCGGTCTCCATATGGTGTAGCAAAACTCTATGCTTACTGGATTACTAAAAACTATCGTGAAGCATATGGAATGTATGCCTGCACAGGAATTCTTTTTAATCACGAATCTCCACGCAGAGGAGAAACTTTTGTTACTAGAAAAATAACTCAAGGATTATCAAAAATTTCAGTAGGACTTCAAGATTGTCTATATCTTGGCAATTTAAATGCTAAAAGAGACTGGGGTCACGCAAAAGATTACGCTGAAGCAATGTGGTTGATGTTGCAGCAGGAAACTCCAGAAGATTATGTGATTGCTACTGGAGAACAATACTCTGTGCGTGAGTTTGTTGAAAAAGCGGCACTTTACTTTGGAATGCAAATTACCTGGAGGGGTGAGGGTTTGGATGAGATTGGATATGATGTTTTTACTGGAAAAGAGGTTATTAAGGTCAATCCTAAATATTTTCGACCCGCTGAAGTAGAAACCTTATTGGGGGATGCCACGAAGGCAAAAACACAATTAGGATGGGAACCTAAAATTACATTTGACCAATTGATTGAGGATATGTGCATTTATGGACAATAATTCTAGAGTATTAGTTGCTGGCGCCAATGGGATGGTTGGGTCAGCAATCGTTCGAAATCTTGAGAGTAAAGGATATACGAATATCATTAAAGGCACTCGTCAAGATGTAGACTTTACAAATAAGGAAGAAGTAGAAAGATATTTTTCTTCAGAAGAACCTGAATATGTTTTTCTTGCTGCTGCCAAAGTTGGTGGAATTATGGCAAACAATAACTATAAGGCAGATTTTCTTACAGAGAATCTTCAAATTCAAACTAATATTATTCAGCAATCCTATAATTTTGGTGTGAAGAAACTTCTGTTTCTTGGTTCATCCTGCATTTATCCCAAGTTTGCGACTCAACCAATCACAGAAGACCAATTGATGACTGGTCCTCTGGAATCAACTAACGATGCCTATGCAATTGCCAAGATTGCTGGTATTATGATGTGTCAGGCATATCGTCAGCAGTATGGTTTCAATGCCATCTCTCTGATGCCTACAAATCTTTATGGTCCTAATGATAATTTTGACCTAGAGACATCTCACGTTTTTCCAGCACTCATTGCCAAGTTTCATAAAGGCAAAATAACTATTGATTATGATGCATATCAAGGAGGTTTTTACGAACTTCCAGTCACTCTTTGGGGTGATGGTTCTGCAATGAGAGAGTTTCTGCACGTTGATGATCTTGCGGAAGCGTGTTATACTTGTATGCAGGTCTATGATGAAGCAGAACATATCAATGTTGGTACTGGTGAGGATGTAACAATTAAACAACTTGCCGAAACCATTGCTGACGTTGTTGGTTTTACTGGAGGTATTAACTGGGACACTACAAAACCAAATGGAACTCCACGTAAAGTGATGAATGTAGATCGAATCAAAGCACTTGGGTGGGAACCAAAAATCTCTCTTCGTGAAGGTATTGAAAAAACTTATGAATGGTATAAAGTAAATGGATAATACTATTTTAAAACCTTGGGGTTCATATAAGAACCTGATGGATGAGGAATATACAAAAGTCAAAAAAATTATTATCAATCCTGGAGAAGCACCAAGTTACCAGTATCATTTTAAGAGAAGTGAAATATGGATTATTGTAAAAGGATCTGCACAAGTTAAGATTGATGATTTGGTTCATTACTATAGAGTCGGTGACATTATTCTTATTCCAAAGGAATCAAAGCATCAAGTCACAAATATTGGTGAAGATGAACTGGTATTTGTAGAAATTCAACTTGGTGAATATTTTGGTGAAGATGATATTGTAAGATTGGATGATAAGTATGGCAGAGTATAAGGTTTTATTGACGACCAGTGGACTTGGTTCAAGACTTGGCAATCTAACCAAATTTACAAATAAAAGTTTGGTGAGAGTTGGTGATAAAGCAGTTATCTCTCATATTATTGAGACATATCCAAAGGATGTTGAGTTTGTTGTAACTTTAGGTCACTATGGATCTCATGTGAAGCAATATCTAACACTTGCTCATCCAGAACATAAGATTACTTTTGTTGAAGTTGACAACTATATGGGAGAGGGTAGTAGTCTACTTTATTCCATTTCTTTATGTGAAGAGTGCCTACAATGCCCCTTTGTCTTTCATGCTTGTGATACAATTCTTCCGAGTAACTATATTGATAATGTAGATTTTTCAAGTAATTGGTCTATTGGTGGCGGAGGCGATAATAGTCAATCATATAGAACTATTAATTGTGTTAATGGAAAAATAGCATCAATCAATGAAAAGGGTGAACAGAATTTTGATTTTGTTTATGTGGGTGTTTCTGGTATTAAACAATATGAAATTTTTTGGAATACTTGTAGATCAGTTCTTCAAACTATAAAGACTAGTGATTTGAGTGATTGTCATATTATTCGTAAGATGAATGACTTTACAGTTGTAAATATTGATGAATGGTATGATATTGGAAATATTGATTCTCTGAAAAGAACTCGCTCAAAAATTAAAGGGAAAGTTCATGTTCTAGATAAAGAAGATGAAAACATCTTTGTCTTTGATGATTTTGTGATTAAATTCTTTTATAATAAAAGAGTGTGTTGCGATAGAGTTTTAAGAACTCATAGCCTTACAGGATTAATTCCAAAATTGATTGATAGTAAAGAAAACTTTTACAAATATGAATATGTAAAAGGAAATCTTTTAGCAGAAGACATAAATCTAAAAAGATTTTCTAATTTATTGGAATGGTCAAAAAGGAATCTTTGGACTCCAAAAAATGATGATGCATATGCAAAGAATGCACTTTCTTTTTATCGAGATAAAACTATTCTTCGTGTTCAAAAGTTTTTAGAAAAATACAATTTGGGGGATACTGAAGATTGTATTAATGGAATCCTTATTCCTCCGATGAAAGAATTACTCAATAGAGTTGATTTTGATTTTATAATGGGTAAGGGTCCAACAGGATTTCACGGTGATTTTATTTTAGATAATATCTTGGTAGATTATGAAAAATTTACCCTTATTGATTGGAGGCAAGATTTTAATGGTAGTATAGATAATGGGGATATGTATTATGATTTAGCAAAACTAAATCATAATCTAATTTTGAATCATGAAATTTTGAGTAATAATTATTTTTCAATCAATTTCGAAAAAGATATTACTTGTGATGTTCATGTTAAAAAATCTTTACTGGATTGTAAAAGTATATTGAAAGATTTTTGCAATTTGAATGATATTAATTATCAAGCAATTGAAATTTTAAGTTCAATCATTTGGATTAATATGGCACCGTTGCATGAACATCCTTTAGATATGTTTTTATATTATTTTGGCAAATACAATTTATTTTTAAATTTGGAGAAATTAAATGAATAACCCTGCGTATGTTCAAAGAGCTTTAGAAAATATTAATCCTAATTATACTCATGTTTTGGAATTTGGTGTATATAAGGGAACAACAATAAGTATTATCAAAGAAATTTTTGGAGACAATTATAAATTTTTTGGATTTGATTCCTTCGAAGGATTGCCAGAGGACTGGGTGGGAACTCCTTGCAATAAAGGACATTTTAGTACTGATGGAGCAATTCCTGATATTGATGGTATTAAATTTTATAAGGGATGGTTTGAAGATACAATTCATGATTATCTGAAAGAAGCAGATACTATTGCATTACTGCATGTTGATTGTGATCTATATTCATCTACTAAAACTATTTTTAATAACCTTCATCCATACATTAAAAAAGGAACTCTAATTGCTTTTGATGAGTGGTGTTATAATTTTAGTGAAAGTTGTAATGACCACGAACAAAAAGCATTTTATGAATATGTTAAAGAACATGATGTTAAATTTGAATTTATTGATTATCCATGTCATGAAGTTGAAAGAAAACTTTTGAAGATTCTATGAAATTTCCAAAGTATTACATCGGTCCAATGAGTAAGAATGTTGTTGATTGTGTGATTAAACATGGTCAGGAACATTCAATTGGATTAATTCCTTCCAGAAGACAGGTTGATTTTTCTGGTGGGTATGTGACTGGTTGGAATACTGAAACATTTTCTTCTTATGTTAAAAAGAAGAACTCGTCAGTTTTACTTTGTCGTGATCATGGTGGAGCAGAACAGGGTCAAGTAAGTGATGATGGCAATAAGTCTTTTAGGACTGATGCTCAATACCTTGACCTAATTCATATAGATCCGTTTAGAGTTTCTGAAACCATTCATCAGGCAGCAGAAAAAACCGCAGATATAATTGAGAAAATCTTTAAGGTCAACCCAAATATAATGTATGAGGTTGGAACTGAAGAGGCAATTTTTAAATATCAACCAGAAGATTTAAACTGGATGCTTGGGTATTTAAAAATTCGTTTAAGAATGGAATATTTCAATCAAATCAAATATGCAGTTGTTCAGTCAGGAACCAGATTGGACCTTGCGACTAGAACAAACATTGGAAACTATAATAATACCAGACTTCAAAATTTTATCGAAATTGTTAAAAATTTTGATTTAATGAGTAAGGAACATAATGGGGATTATCTGACAGATTCCTTTGATGTTGAAGTGAGATTTGCATCTGGGCTTGATGCCATCAACATTGCTCCAGAATATGGGCAAATTGAATCAGAGTTTTATCTTGAAATGTGTAGTAAAGATAATGCTTTATTTGAACAATTATATGAAATATGCTATAATTCTGGTAAGTGGAAAAAATGGATACCTGATGTATCTCGGGTATCTAAAAGTCAAATTGTAATGACTTGCTGTCATTACAATTTATCAGATAAGAGTTTTATTGACAATATAAAATCTCATTTTCCAAATGCGGATAAACTTATTCAAAAAAGAATTACATCTAAATTAAAATTATTAAATGAGCAAACAAAAGACTATTGCATTTGATCTGGATGACGTTCTTTGTTACCGTTCAAATCAATTTGAAGAATTGGGTCCATCAAAATATAGTTACTGCGTTCCTAATGATGGGATGATCGAAATGGTTAACTCTCTCTATGATGAGGGTCATAAAATTATCATATATACAGCACGGGGAATGTCACAATTCAACGGGAATGTAACCGAGATTTATAATCAGTTATATACCAAAACTCTCAAACACTTAGATGAGTGGGGTTTAAAATATCATCAACTTGTAATGGGTAAGATTCATTACGATATCCTTATTGATGATAAGGCAGTAAATTCTTCGAATATTACAAAAGAGACAATTACACAATTTCTTTATGAATAAATTAGTAATCTTTGATCTTGATGGTGTCTTAATTGACAGTCGGGATATGCATTATGAGGCACTCAATCGTGCCCTTGAAAATGTAGATAATAAGTATATTATCAATCGTGATGAGCATCTAAGTCTCTATGATGGTCTTCCTACTTCCCGTAAGTTGGCAATGCTGACCGAGAAGAAGGGTCTTCCTGTAGATAGGCATCAACAGATTTGGGAAGATAAGCAGAAGGCAACCTTTGAGATTTTTTCGAAGTTAAAGAATGACTTTGAACTGATGCTCTACTTTAGAAAACTCAAAGATGAGGGTTTTCAAATTTGCGTAGCTAGTAATAGTATTCGTAATACTGTTAAATTGGTTCTACTCAAATTGGGAGTATTGGAATTCGTTGATTACTATGTCAGTAATGAAGATGTGGTTCGTAATAAACCATTTCCTGAGATGTACTGGAAGTGTATGACTGCTTGCAATGCTCTACCTAAGGATACTGTAATTTTTGAAGATAGCCATATTGGAAGGCAGGGTGCTTTGGATAGTAGAGCACATCTAATTCCTATTGAGAACCGTGAGCATATGACAGATAAAAAAATTGAAGAAGCAATTGATATTTTGACACAAACGACGGTAAATCATATTCCATGGAAGTCTGATAAGATGAATGTCCTTATTCCTATGGCAGGTGCTGGTAGTCGCTTTGCGAATGCTGGATATACCTTCCCCAAACCACTGATTGAAGTCGATGGTAAGCCAATGATCCAAGTGGTTGTTGAGAACCTTAATATTGAGGCAAACTATACGTTCATCGTTCAGAAAGAACACTATGAAAAGTATAGTCTCCAATATCTCCTAAACCTAATTGCTCCTAACTGTAATATCGTTCAAGTGGATGGCATCACTGAAGGTGCTGCCTGCACTACTTTACTTGCCAAAGAGTTCATTGATAATAATGCTCCATTGGTAATGGCAAACTCTGACCAGTTTGTGGAGTGGAACAGTAATGAGTGCCTGTATGCCTTCAATGCCGATGGTATTGATGGTGGGATTGTAAGTTTCAAGGCAACTCATCCTAAGTGGTCTTATGCTAAGGTTGGTGATGATGGATTTGTTTCTGAGGTTGCCGAGAAGAAACCAATCAGTGATAATGCAACAGTCGGTATCTATTTCTGGAAGAAAGGTTCTGACTATGTGAAATATGCCGAACAGATGATTGAGAAGAATGTCAGAACTAATGGTGAGTTCTATGTCTGCCCAGTCTTCAATGAAGCAATTGCTGATGGTAAGAAAGTCCGCATCAAAGATATTGAAAGAATGTGGGGGATTGGAACTCCTGAAGATCTAAACTATTTCTTGGAGAATTATGAAAGAAACTAACTCAAAACCGTCAACTTACCATCCAGCGTGGCAAAATAGTAGAATTCAATTTATATTAGATTTATATCCTCCAGAGTTTTTTAAGGGTAAAAAAATTCTTGAATTGGGATCATTTAATGGATACCTTGGAAATTATTTTGCAGAAGTTTTGGAATCTGATGTAACTTCTGTTGAAGGAAGATTTGAAAATTATTTGATGATGAAAAATGATTACCCTTTATTGAAAGTTGAACATTATAATTTGGACACTTCAGAATGGATTTTTGGAAAGTATGATATAATAATCAACTTCGGTCTTTATTATCATCTTGAAAAATATCATAAACAACATTTGATTAATTGTATTGAAAATTGCCAGTTGATGTTTTTTGAAACAGTTACTTATGATTCTTTTGAACCAGAAATATTTTTTAAATTTGAATCTGGAATAGATCAATCATTAACGAGCAGAGGTGGCGCTCCATCAACCTCTTATGTTGAAAATATTTTAAAAGAAAATAATTGTAAATTTTCAAAATATTGTGATAGTAAATTGAATGGTGGGGTGCATTATTATGATTGGGAAGATAGAAATAGTAAGATTGCAAATAGTTATAATCGTCGGTTTTGGGTAGTTGAAAAATGAAATTAATAGCACATCGAGGAAATACCAATGGTCCAAATCCATCACAAGAAAATCGTCCAGAATATATTGAGGCAGCAATTACTAAAGGATATGATGTAGAGATTGATATTCATTATGATACCTTTAATAAGACACTTTATTTGGGTCACGATGAACCTAAATATCCCATAACTTGGTTTTGGATGGGAAAATATATTGACAATCTGTGGATTCATTGTAAGAATATAGAAGCACTTTATGAGTTTGCTCACGGAACCAGTGGATTTAATTACTTCTGGCATCAGGAAGATGATTTTACTCTAACAAGTAAAAATTATATTTGGTCTTATCCTGGAAAAACTTATACTCCAAAGTCCATAATTGTGATGCCAGAATGGAATATGTCAGTAGAAGATTTTACTGTCTTAAATGCATTTAATTGTCATGGCATTTGTAGTGATTATTCTTTTTATTTAAAATCTGAGGTATATGAATGAATAAAAATAAAGTTGCGGTTCTTTTAAGTGGACATGTTAGATCTTATGAATCTCTTCAACAAGTTGTTGAAGGTATGGAGGAAAATTTAATAAAAATAAATCCTGAATATGATTTTAAATTTTTTATGCACACTTGGAATTTTTTGGATTGGAATCATGATGGAACTGTTTATTGTACTTATAATACAGAAAGTCAAAAAATATTAGATATCATTAATTTAGAAAAATTATCTATTACTGAAAATAAAAATCCAATATTGGTCAATAATGACGATAGAACACACGGACAATATACTTCTGTGAATGAATGTAATAAATTAAAAAAAGAATTTGAAAATAAAAATTTTAGTTTTGATATTTCTATTAGAACTAGATGTGATCTGAAAATTTGCCAACCATTGGATTTATCAATTATTGATACATCTTGCTTCAATATTACCAACGACGCATTTGGATTTGCGGATTGGTTTTGTGTATCATCATCAAAACTTATTGATTATTATTCTGATTTAATTTTAAATTTGGAATCTTTAGTTGATGAAAATTTAAAATATGGATGTTATGGAAAATATTCTGTAGACCAACATCATCTCTTATTATTGCATCTTAAAAAAATTAAACATGGACTCAGTTTTGATGATTTTGTGGATTTGAAAATAAATTCTGAGTATAATAAATCTTACGAAAAAGATGCGAAAGAAATAGAAAATTATGTTAAAAGGATTGATTTTCTATACTACTTAATAAGGTCTGATGGGCGCCCAAACGACACGTTTAAAAAAGGATATCGTTAAATAACATGGAATTTACTTTTGGAATTATTACTTCTGGAACGGAGGATGAAAATATCAACATTATTGTTGATAGTATTGAAAAGCAAAATATTCCTACTTATGAAATTATAATAGTTGGAAATTCGAAAGTTTCTAGAAAAAATACTAGAGTAGTTCAGTTTAATGATGAACATATTCCTAAATGGATTACTAGAAAGAAAAATATCATTACTAATATTGCTAAACTTGAAAATATTGTTTATTTGCATGATTATGTTGTTATTGCTGATGACTGGTATAAATCATTTTTAAAATTTGGAAATAATTTTGATTTGTGTATGAGTCGTATTACAAATTATGATGGAACTAGATATCGTGATTGGTGCATCTGTATGTGGGATAATCCTACAATTATGCAAATTGTTGGTCCAGATAAAAAATGTATTCTTCCATATGGTGAGGAAAGATTTAAAAAGCATATGTACTTTTCTGGAGCATACTGGGTCGCAAAGACACAAGTTATGCTAAAATATCCTTTAAACGAGCAACTTATTTGGGGTCAGGGGGAAGATGTATTGTGGTCTAGTCAAGTTAGAACCCAATATGAATTTAAAATGAATACGGATTCTGAAGTTAAATTACTTAGACAAAAAGAAGTTGCATATGGGATTGCTGATGATGGGATAGTTCAAAAACTGGATTTATTTTTAAATAATAAATAGAAAAAACTGGTGATTTAATAATGAAATTATTAGAACTTTTAAACAAATTTAATCTTGATATAGATTTTTCATCCGATGGGTATAATATAGGTGGAACAGATAAAAATACCTGTCATAGTTATATTGAAAATTTCTATGAAGTAGAATTTGAAAAATATAAAGACAAAGAAATTGATCTTTTAGAGATAGGAATTGAAACGGGAGGATCTCTAAAACTTTGGAAAGAATATTTTATCAATTCAAAAAGTATTATAGGAGTAGATATTCTTGATGATAAAGTGGATCCAAATTATAAAAATATTCCTGGAGTAACTTTTTATTTTTGTGATGCATATGATAAAAATAATTCAAACATTTTGGGAGAGTTTGACATTATTATTGATGATGGTCCCCATACTTTAAATAGTCAACTTGATGCTATAGAAATTTATCTACCAAAATTGAAAAAAGATGGTCTTTTCATAATTGAAGATATTCAGAATACTAATGACTTTGACATTTTAATTGAAAGGGCAAGGCAGGTATCGGAAAAAATTGACAATGATTTTGAATATATTGTCGAGTGTATTGATCTTAGAGATAAGAGGGGCAGATGGGATGATCTAATATTTTTGGTGAGAAGTTAAATTATGAGGAGTGTAATATATTTTCATGTTGGCACAATTGGAGATTATCAAAAAATTTTTGATGAAATTTATTCTCAAATATTAGAGTCAAATTTGCTCAATGAAGTTGAGTCATTAAATATTGGTATTGTTGGAAATGGAAAATTGAATTTTGAGAAAAATAATAAGATTAAAGTCCATACAAATCCCAATTTAGAACTTGGAGAATTTTTTACTTTAGAATTATTAAAAAATTTTTCAGACTCTGTAACTAAAAATTATAAAGTCTTATACCTTCATACGAAAGGTGTTACAACTCCAAACAATCCATGCATTGTTGATTGGAGAAAATATATGACTTATTTTAATGTTAATCAATATGAAAAGTGTTTCGATACGCTAGAGGAGTCTGATTCTTGTGGAGTTGATTTAGTATATGAACCCGCCCTTCATTATTCTGGAAATTTTTGGTGGGCAAATTCTTCTTATATTAAAAAACTCCCCACAATAAATGAAATTAAGTTTCCAAAGACTCCTCCTATACTCTCTATAAGACATAATGGTGAATTTTGGATTGGGATGGCAAATGGTAAATTAAAAAGCCTTTGGAATTCTAATATAAATGTATATGAAAGACACCTTCATAAATACCCCAAAGAAAATTATTTTTAATTATGAAATCAAAAACTCCCTTACTAATCTATACTCACTCGGATTATAGTTTTATTTGGCCAGCACTAATCGGACAAGTTGAAAAATATGTAAAGGATGTTGAAATTCACTTTGGGTATAATAATACTTTAGAAGATATTTCTAGATATAATATTCCAAGTCATTGGGCACTTCATACCTATGATGACGCTCTTATTTGGACAGAAAAGGTAAATCAACTTCTTAAACAATTTGAAAGCAAATACGTCCTTTTTATCCATGAAGATTGGTTGCCAACAAACTATGTTCATGGTAGTATTATAGATGATATGACTTTGTTTATGGACGAAGTTAACTGTGGATTTCTTTTAAGTTACATAAATCCCGATCATGGTAGAGTAAATGGTGGAATTAATGACCCCAATGGTGCCAGTCAGTTTGGTATACCATCAAAATATAATGATTACTATTTTTATAGGGAAGATAGTCATATTTTTCAACCTGCTATATGGAATAAATCTATATTTGAAGAATTTACTGATACATTAAAGAAATCAAAAAATCAAAATGAGGATCATGAATGCTTAGAATTCATGAGGCGTAAGAATGCATATAGTATTCAGGGTGAACAGGATATTGTAAATAAAAGAACAACAACATCATTATATTTTCCCCATATGCACGCTCTTTCTGAAGGTCTTTGGAATTTTGCAAAATATCCAGCACTTAAAGAACTATTGGATGGATATGGAATTGACACTAATAGTAGGGGCATACATACATGGTGGGCATTAGGTTGGCAGTAATTTGAACTAAATTTATGAATATTAAAGAACTTACAACTGAATATTTTGAAATTTTTTCTAATAAAGATATTGATAAACTTGCAGAACTATTTGATGATTCCATAGTTCTCAAAGATTGGGATATTCAAAAATTTGGTAAGCAAGAAGTAGTTGCTGCCAATCAAAATATTTTTGATTCTGTGGATGCTATTGCAGTAACTCCCATAAAAATCTGTGCAGATGGAAATACAACCGCTTCGGAAATTAGTATTGAAGTTAATGTAGGTGGAAACATTGAACATCTAAATGTTGTCGATGTTATTGAGTTTTCCTCTGAAAATAAAATTATATCTGTTACTGCATATAAAAGATGAATAGATGTTGTTTTATTATTTTTGCACATTCTCTGGTGCAAACTATAGATGATTTAAATGATATGATTGATAATATCAGTTATTTTCATGATAACTGTGATTTTATTATTAATCATCCTACAATTCAGCATCCAAAAGTAAGAACCGACCATATGCCAGGAGTTCTTGATCATTCTAGCTTTATCTTTGGAGCATATGAAAAAATTATAAAATCATTGACCACCGAAGAAATTAATTCATTTGATCATTTTTGTTTAGTTTCTGCCAATCAATATTTTATTAACAAAATAGAATTTGAGAAGGATGTAAACTACGTTACGTTTTATAATGTGGAACATAATTGGCATGAGCATTATAATGGATGTAATTTCAGTAAACAGATCATCGGATTCCCATTAAATCAATATCATGGTAGATGGGATGTAAATGACCTTTATTTGAAGTTGGGAATTGATTCTATCCCAATGGCATCCAATTGGGAATGCCTTACTTTGACAAAAGAATCGATGATTCTCGCCAAGGAAAATATTGATCTATGTCTTGAAGTATATCCGGATAAAGATATGATAAGTATTTTTCCTGGATATATGGCTCTTCTTTCTGAACAATCTTGGGAGTTTCCAAAACACTTTGGAACTTATGATCCATCAAATGAAGAAAAAACACATTTTCTCACAGAGTCTCAGATTGACAGAAAGCATAGAGAAGGTTATTACAGTGTTAAACGGACCAATTATAGTAAAAATTGCCCCCTTAAAAATTATATTCGAAGAGAATACATGAAATGATTACAATTAATTATCTTACACATAATAGACCAAAAGAATTCTGGAAGGTAACAAAATATTTTCTGAATAATATCAAACCAGAAAATAAGTCTAAAATTAGATTGAATGTTCTTGCAACAGAAACACCAGAGTGGGAAGCATTGGATGGTATAGAAACAAATCTAATTTCATTCTCTCATGGTGGAATGAATTATATGGAAAAAATTGATTATGCACTATCAGAAGAAACTAAGTATTCAGTTAAACTTGATGAAGATTGCTTTATAAATAATCATGTTTGGGAT